AAATGGACTACAATCAAGGAAGGAGGTATTGGCCTGATAGTAGATGATTACTACACCAATGGTGAGACCCCACTCATCTACACACGTTTCAGAGATGAAGATGGACAACTCATAGAGGACACAGTGAAGGGGTACAAGCCTTACTTTTGGATACCTGCTAATGTAGGTGACTACAGGAAGCGTCGGTTACTGACGCGCTATCCTGGCACTCAAATAACTGACGAGAGAGCAGTGGGTTTGGATGGTACCCCTCTCATCAAAGTAGTAGCCGAATCACCATTCGACATCATTAGTATGAGGCAAGAGTTTGATAAGACATACGAGGCTGACCTCAGATTCACAGATAGGTGGTTGATAGACAACGTACCTGTCATGCCTGAGTGGAAGCCACGCAAGTGGTGGTTCGACATAGAGTGTGACACTGGTGATGACCCTTTCACTACTGTGATTGCTATCATAGACAGTGACTTAGACACTCCAGTAGTCTTTGCTTGGTCTGACGAGCGAACTAATTGCTCTTACGATAACACGATTGGACTACCTTACTATCGTAAGGTTCGTGATGTGTCATATGAATTGAGATTGTATGGTTCAGAGTCTGAATTACATGAAGCATTCGTCTCATTCTTACAAGAACGTGACCCTGACATGATGATAGCACATGCAGGTTCCTTCTTCGATATTCCTCATTTAATACAAAGAATACCCAATCCTCAGAGGATGAGTCCGGTAGGACAAATCCGTAGAATGAAGAGAGGTAAAGATAGGTACGACCCTACCGACCAACCTATTGTAGGTAGATGGCAGTTTGATACTGCGGCTCAAGCAACTAGTGGTACAGGCTTTGAAAGAGTTTGGAAAGACAGTGGTGGTGGACAACTACCATCACTCAAACTCAACGACATTGCTGAAACAGTAGGCCTAGGGTCTAAACTCACTGAAGAAATAGAGGGTATGGATGTCCACAACGGATGGTATGAGTATTGGGATGACTTCGTAGACTACTGTCTCCTAGACACTCACCTACTGAGAGGTATTGATGAGGCACGAAACGTCACTGATTTCTATGTGGAAATGGTTAGACTCTGTGGTGTGTCACTACCCTCAGCATGCAATGTGACCAACTTTGCTAGAGGATTGCTGTCCCGTAGGACAAGCAAGAAAGCACCGACTAGATTCAAGGCTGGTGAGATTGAGAAACTCAAAGGGGCAGAAGTTGGCCTTAATTGTATCACTGGGCTCCATGAAGGGGTAGCAGTGATAGATTACAAGGGCTTGTACCCGTCACTCATTCTCGGTAACAATTTATCGTACGAGACTCAAAGAGATGGGCCTGGTGAGAACATCATTCAACTAGAGAATGGTTCTTATTGGGACCAAACTGAGCAAGGTCTACTGCCTTCTGTAGTGCAATACCTCTTCGAGTATCGTGATGAATGCAAACGAAGAATGAGGGAAGCCGACACTCCTCAAGAGCGAGCGGCGTGGAACACCACACAAATGGCAGTCAAGCGCGTCATGGCGTCACTGTATGGGATGTGTGCACACATAGGATACGGGTGGGCTGACGCAGATATTGCACACACCATCACTCAAGAGGGACGTAGGTGTATCAGACTACTAGACAGTGTGGCTACAAATTATGGCTATGAATGCCTCTATGGTCATACTGACTCGGCATTTGTCAGAGTACCCAGTGTAGAAGAAGCCCATGCACTAGCCGAGCGTATCACATCTGCTGTACAGGGTGACACGGGCAATGCTATGCTCTTTGCAGAATTAGAGGCTTGGATGCCGTACTGGTTGCTCACTAAGAAGAACAGGTATGTCGGTAAAGTAGCATGGCCTGAAGAAGACGATGGTAAACTCAAGGTTGCTGGCTTCGGGGATGAAGGCGTCAAACACTGCACCTATTTCTAAGAAGATACAAAAAGGAGTCTTCGAGTTGGTTTGTAACGGCGCTGATGAGAGTGAAGTAGAGAAGTTCATTCACCCCATAGCCATGAGTGTTAGAAAGGGTGAGATAGAACTCAAAGAAGTATCTATGAAGACTAGACTGAGTATGCATCTCAAAGACTACAAAGTTCTCAGTGGTGCATCCAAAGCAGCAACATATTACAACGAATACAATCATGAGAAGTTCGGTAAAGGTGACTCAGTCCCTTGGACGTATATCGAAGAAGAGCCAGGCATTATGGCATACCGAGAACCTCAAGACTTGGATGGTTATACCTTAGACTCGAACACGATTCTAAAGAAAATGCTATACACCAAGTTAGACAGTGTCTACTCTACCCTATCTTGGGACCTTGACAGAGCATTAGGTGCTCCTAGTCCTAAGGCATACGGGTGGTGGTGATAAATATGGAAGAGAAAGAGAAGAAATACAGACAAACAACATTGCATGAGTTCATGCCAGGAGCGACGAGACAAACCACCTTGGAGGAGTTCCTCTGACAGAAGAACAACTACCAACAGACTCTGTTCTTTGGCGTGTAGCACACATGTTACGAGAGAAGAATGAGAAGTATGGTGACAGTGTCATGGACCCGTTGAGAGTATTCTATCAAGGGGAAGAAGAAGTGGCAGCACTGATTAAGATACGTATGGACGACAAACTATCCCGTCTTGCTCGGGGGAGTGAAGGGATAGAGAGTGACTTAGACATTTACTATGATTTGATAGGATATCTAACCTTACTCATTGTCGCCTTGGAGCAACAAGGTGAGAAGGATGACTGACGATTACAGACCTATGGTCTACGACGACAAATCGTCCTATGCTTGGACACCCGAAATGGGTGAGCAAGGCATAGTGATTAGAGTGAGTAAGTCTACCCTAACCAGCACTAAGTGGTGTGCCCAACAACTGTGGTTGTCTAAGAACTACCTCGTTCCTCAAGAACAACGCCACTATCTAGTGATAGGCGATGATGTGCATCAAAGCATGGAAGCGTTTTACCACAAGGCAGAACAAGATGAACTGGAAGAACTACAGAAGGCTGCCATAGAAGGTCACGACAGGAAAGTGTTGGAACACTTTCAATCATGGCTCCCAACAAAGGAGGATGTCATCGGGATGAGAAGGGATGCTTCTAAAGATGAACCGTTCTACGAGCGTGACTACAATCACAACATAGAGTGGCTGATGAACAACGAGTTAGTACGACTAACCCACACTGATGTAGGACAGTTCTTGCCAGTAGCAAACGAAGTCAAACTGTCTCCTAGAGCCACCTTCCATGTTGACGGTAAGGAAGTAGAAGTACAACTGACTGGCATCATAGACCGAGTGTTCACTGATGGCCAGGGTGGCTTGGCTCTAATGGAATTGAAGACTGGTAAATGGAACGACAGGAAGTTGTCTGAAATGCGTATGGAAATGGCATACTACAAGATGCTCATAGAACTATCATCTCCGGAAGAACTTGAGGCTGTAGGTCTCAATGACAAGATAGTAACTCATTGGGGGTGGCGCTACAGTGCTGCTGACAGATTAGACTACGAAGCAACCAAGAAGGTGAGTGAGAGAGCAATGCAGACTGCGTTGAATAAACTCATTAAGATGTATCTAGAACAAGATTTTCCTATCACGAAAGCAGATTTCAAATGCTCGTATTGTGATTACATGGACCTATGTCCAAAGTTCAAGAGGGATTAGATGAACATTATTGACTTTGACTTTCCCCGCGAAGCGGGCTTGTTCCGTAAAGTGGTGCACAGTCCAGCGGAACTTGAGACTTATTGGAAGTCACTGAGGAATAGCCAGTGTGCGTACACTAGCGTCTACGGGTTCCGAGCAGTCAAACCTAGCGGTAAGAGAGGTGAGTACAACACGGCAGTGGTGCGTCACTTCGTTCTTGATTTCGACAGGAAAGAAAGACATGGCTCGCTAGTGCTTGATGTGCCTGGTGACAAGGTGTTGGAACAAGTCAGAAGAACTCATCAGATGTTGATGGACAAGGACATACATCATGCGATATGGTTCAGTGGTAATGGCTTCCACATATGGATTAAATTATCTAAGACCCATAGACCATCCACTGGAAGTGAAGTGTCTATCATCAAGGCTGCAGGTAAGATGGTGATTAATGCGTGGAAGGACGCACTAGACCTAGGTTGTATGGACCCCACTGTACCATTTGACATGGCTAGATTGATTAGAATACCTAATTCTTACAACGCGAAACAGCACGTGGGTAGGTGGAGCATTCCACTCAAGAGTGAGGAACTATTGGAGTGGTCGTGGGACGATATTTGTGAGAGAGCAGAGCGTCACAGGAGAGGGCAGTTCATGTACGGAAGTAATGGAGTGGACTTACCTATCGAACAGGTGAAGACCAAGCGTTTCAACACGAATGGGCCAACACTAGAGTTCGAGACTATCGAAATGAATGGCATTAAGATTCTACCATGCTTGGTGGAAGCAGCATGTCAAGTCGGTAGCAACCCACCTCATGACGCTAGGAAATCCTTAGTTATCTATCTAGCATCTAGACTCCGTAACTTCCTACCTGTAGAGAGAACATCTCGTAAGGCTAGGGAAGAACACGTGGAAATGATATCAAATTACCTAGGTANTCTACAGTGGGCAGACTACGATGAGAATGTCACTAGGTATCATGTTGGGACGATAGTGAATGGTGGATACCACCAACACTGTGCGTCGTTAGAAGCAGGCGGTCTGTGTTTAGGCAGGTGTCAACTTTGGGACGGGACGGGCTCACTATGAAGGCATTGATAATCGATAGTAACGAACGTGGCCCTCTACCTGATGCTGTGCTTCGTAGAGCCATGAAGAAGAAACCTCCAGTGGCAATCAAAAGAGAGGCATTAGTGGTAGGTGACTACCTTTGTGGGCAGTGGCACTTAGAAGCGAAGACGGTCTCGGACTTCTTGGAGTCGTTGCGTAGTGGTCACCTCATGCGTCAATTGGATAATCTCGATGCCAACGCTGCAACCTTTGGTATCGTCGTGTGGGGTGAGGGTGGGGGCAGTACGTCAAGCAGGTAGAACAACGTGGCGGCTCCACCAATTTTAGCGCAGCAACAAAGCAAAATAGCAGGTGGTTTGGCTAGGATAGCCGCAGACTTTGGTTGCCTTGTGTATCGAGCACCCAACCTCATGGAAGCATCACACTTCATAGTGGGTCTGCATGAGAAGACATACAAAAGTGCTAGTAGGCACGGTGCACAAGCAGTACGCCGTGTGTCAAGCAATGATGTTAGGGTCGATATGCTTCGCACCATTCCTGGTATCGGTGACGAGATGGTGGACAACATACTCTCTGCCTGTGGTAGCATAGAAGAAGCAGCATGTGGTGATTGTTTAAGAGACGTCAAACGCATGGGTAAAGTGCTCAGAGGGAGAGTCATTGAAGCACTAACAAGTGAAGATGAAGTCCGAATCGAGCGTCGCTCTTCTTGATATTATTGTGTTATTCTTTTCTAACATAGTAAGTAAGTTCATAAGCCTAGTTTAACGCCGTTCCCTTATGGCAAGAACCTGGGAAGATTATACAGCCGTGAAGAAATACCCGATACTGAGAGACTATGTGGACAGATTTAGAAAGACCTCTTTCTATAATGAGACACCAGCACTACTGTCGTTCTTCTTTTTACAAGGACAATCAGTAGTAGACTATGTGAGAATACCCGTGTGGGCATCTTACCTAGACCCACGCTTCCATGTGTTTTGGATTCAACCCACACGTTCGGGTAAGTCTATCGCATGGGAATTCATAGGTGAGATTGCACGACACGCAGACATAGATGGTGACATGTTCACATCAGGTACTGACGCTGGTCTCATCGGTTCCTTCCAAACACACAAGGATGAAGAAGGCAATTACTACACTGAAGAAGTGCCTGGCCTCCTCAACGGAAAGAAACTATTGAACTTCGACGAGGGTAGTATCCTACTACAGCCCAGCCCGAAGCAGTTCTTTCAAGAAGTAATTCTTTACTTACAGCAGGCAATGAACCCTGTAGGTAGCCACAGTAACACACTAACAAAGCATATGAAAGACGGGAAGATTGAGACTGAATCTCGTGTGTCTTTTTGGATTACTACTTTCCCTCCAGCAGGAGTGAAGGAGTATGTTCTAACCAAAGGTCTCTTCCAAAGAGTGCTACTGTTCTACGCCCCTTGGGACAACGACAAGAGAATGCAGGTTTCTAAGAGACGTATGAGAGGACTGTGGTCAGACGAGATGAAAGAAGTTAGGACCACAGAAGACCTAGCACAGCATTTCATTGAAGTACAGAGCCTAGTTAGAGAGCACTTGTTCGCATGTTCTGATATTGATGGACAGATGTGGGAAGACCTTGATGAGAATATCAAGGAAGAGAGAGCAGAAAGAGAAGCCATAGTAAGAGGCGCTGCCTTGCAGTTATTCAGTAAGAGCAGAGACTTTGATGCTGCTGTGGACATGGCTGTTGAGGAGTTCTACAGGCTAGTCAGTGGCATGGATGCTAAGTTGAGTGACGTGGTACTATCTTTCATGCCAAAACATAGAGAACTATCTCAACATACTTGCTACCCACTTAGTGCTCATTGAGAAGAATGATGCACGCAACAGTGGGGACTATGACCCCAGTGAGGTGTGGACGATACGCGGAGAGCACATCGACATGGCCATGGAGATATTGTATGATGTCTATGAAAGATTGATTGTGTGGTTAGAGAGTGACTTAGAACTAGGTGCTACCAAGGCAGCCAAGATTGCAAAGGTAGAATCATGGCAGAAAGCGATTGATGCATGCAGAAACTTCGACCTAGGTGACCACAGAGGTGACGGATGGGTCTTGAAGAAAGATGTAATCAAGTCCTATGGAAGGCTAATGGACCGCAGTCAGCCTGTGGTATACAAGCACTACAATGACCTACGAACCTCCTTCAAAGAGACCAAGGTGTCTGGAGTGCCCTACGTAAGATGGAGCGGTGACGATAATTGACAGACATGATGGCCTTAGACATAGAGACGAGTAACTACTCTTGGGAAATAGGTGGGTGGTCAAACACCCATCTGTTCGACCCATCAGTGGTGTGTACCTGGGACGGTGAGAAAGCACACCTCTTCTCGAAATCTTTCATTGACATACCAAACACTGTATGGCATCCGCTTCACCCTAAAGACCTAGGTGAACACTTGGAAAAGCACGTAGAGGAGGGTGGGCAGATAGTCGGACACAATCTTATGGGGTTTGACCTGCCAGTATTGCGTGATGCGTTAGATTGTTTCTATGCTGGTCACCTAATGTCTAAAGCAGGAGAGTGTGTAGTTGATACTTCAGCAATACTGAGAGGTATCACTGGTAGTAGTCACCATCTAGACGATGTGTGTAAGCACACTTTAGGAGTAGGTAAGACACAGAAGAGCGAGGATGCCCCTAGACTATGGGCAGAAGGTAAGTACACTGACGTAGCAGAGTATTGTATCAAGGATTGTCAATTAGTGTATGATGTATGGATGCATGGTAAGGACGAGGGCTTTGTCAAGTCACGTAACTCTGCAACTGGAGTCATAGATAACATTGAGGTGATATGGTGAACTGTATGGAAGACGCACCTAGTGAGTTCTTCAAAGAGTTCTACATCACAGTATGTCATTTTTACGGGGTTGACCCCGATTTACTATTCATCCATTTGATGGAGGAAGATATATGAGTGAGCAAAACGAAAAGCAAACAGGAAGAGAAGCACAAATGAGTAACATAAAAGCAGCCATGAATGTGGCTGAGACCGTTAGGTCTACTTTAGGTCCAGCAGGCATGGACAAGTTACTGACGAACGGAAACCACCACATCGTAACCAACGATGGTGTGACGGTACTAAGAGAATTAGATACTGCACATCCTGGTGCACAGATGATGGTAGAGGCGAGCCAAACTCAAGAGGCTGTCTGTAAAGACGGCACTACGAGTGTGGTAGTATTAGCAGGACAGATGCTGGCACTGAGTCAAGGGCTACTGATGAGAGGGATACACCCTCGTGTGGTCTTGAGGTCTTTCCAAGCAGGTAAGAACCTAGCCTTGAAACATTTAAAATCTCAAGACATAGACATACTAGATGCTGCTAAGACTGCCCTCCGAGGCAAGGCAGCAGAGAGTGATTTAGATTATGCTGCTGAGTTGTGCCTAAAGGCGTGCAAGAAGGCTGATGGTAACCTAGACCACATCAGGGTAATCACACAAGCAGGAGGCTCTCTGAGTGACTCGTATGTACAAGACGGTTTAGTCATCAACAAAGAGTTCGCTAATGACATAGATGAGAAGTCCATGGAAGGGGACTTGAACATTCTCCTACTCAATGGTGGGCTAGAAGGGTATGATTTCAATGAGGTTCAGATGCAAGTCGAGAACATGCAACAACTTCACGAGTTGAAGCAACAAGAATTGAGTATGCTAAGTGAGTTAGCGTCCATGGTTGCTGGTGCGGTAGGCCCACAAGGTGTAGTCTTTGTCAGAGACAGCGTGCACGAAGCCGTGGCGCATTACCTAGCACAACATGGCATACCACTCGTGACTCGTTTGAACCAAAGCGACATGGAAGGACTATCTAGATTGCTTAACCTCCCTGTCTATCACCGCATAGTAGACGTGGATGAGCCAATCATGGCCATCAACGCATCTGTCAAGCAAGAAAGGATAGGCGACCTAGACTTCGTTACAGTGTCAGGTGAAGGTGAAGCCACCTGCTTGGTTGTGAGAGGTGCTACTCGTCAAACAATAGAGGAGTACGAAAGAGCATTCGACGATGCAATCGGTGTTACCTGTCTAGCAATGAAGGACGGTGGGAAAGGATTCCCTGGTGGAGGCGCTTCCTTCTCAGCAGCATCAATGACTGTTAGAGAGCACGCTTCTACCCAGCCTAACATGACAGCGAGAGAGAGGATGTGTCTCGAGGCATACGCTGACGCACTAGAGATAATCCCCGCAGCCATAGCGAACAACGCTGGGATGGACCCACTAGATGTGGTCATGGAACTACGGTCTGCAGAGGACGGTGTAGGTCTCTACATAGATGACCGTGGTGTAGGAGAGATTTGCAACACCTTGGATAAGGGAGTAGTAGAACCTGAGTCTCTAGTCAAACAAGTCATCAGTAGTGCTACTGAGGTAGCCACTGCTATCCTAAGGATAGATGACATCATGGCGATGAGGGAGCAGAATGCTGGACTGGCTTGAGCCGATACACATAGTAGCCCTCTGTTGTGGGCTACCCATACTGATAATAGGGTTGTATACACTGTTACAATGGGCTGACAGGACAGTCTACTTATTACTGAATGCTCCTGCATGGTTACGCTATGACGAGGAAGAATGATAAACCACGGCACTGTCGGACATATTGAAGACGCGCCAGCGGCTTAGTGAGGGAGGAGAATAAAAACCGATTGCTTCTGTGGCTAATATAGGCTATTGTGTTTCTTTCTTTCTCTTCTTCCCATCTTCTCCCTCACGGCCCATTGACATTCCACATGATAAGCGAAGCAATGATGACACTGGTGCCGACCTGGCTCCTTATTCTATACCAAAGGCTTCGAGCATAGCCTCCCAATAATCCCAGTCCCAATNAGGGNACTTTATNTTCAGACTAGTGCACCTATCTTCCTCATTAGCCATCCAACAAACCCGCTTATGTCGGTTGTTATATCTGACTCATCATCTTCACTGAACATCTTCTTCCCAGTCCTCAAACATTTCATTGAGGCAACGAATGAACATGCCAGTCTTGGTGTATAATTTACGCATTTCAATATCCCTGCTCAAACTTGCTGGGCTTTTTCATCTCACGAATCTGTTGTGCAGCGAACCGAATCTTCTGTGTGCTATGTAAACCCCAAAAGGAGTCTTTTCCTATCTTGAACTCCTGTTCTATCAAGCGACACAATTCGTATCTAGAACTAGTCCTCAAATCCTCATCAATGGGTAGCCCTAACACTTCACTTACTTCTTCGTCAGTGTACTTGACACGCCTGTCTAACCAAACATACACGTTACCCATAAAGGACATTAGTTTACGAGCGAGCCAGTGCCACAACGACATAGTGTCAAAAGGAAAGCGGTTTATTTTTTACACTTGTGGTTACTTGTTCCAAAAAGTGTTATTTTCATTGTTTTTTGGTATGTATGTAGTGTTCATCAAACACAACCCCCTTTCGCCATACATTCCTGTTTTGATTTCTCACAATCAGGGCATTTTGGACTGGCTTTCTTAACACCACACATGCCACCTTTGTCGACTTCTGATGTCTTGGTTGGTTTCTTAGGAGCCTTACCGCCTGGTGGCTTTAGACTGATAACCATCACCATTCCTTTCTTATTCTTTGCCAAGTGCATCCCTCCTAGGCCTCTGCCACAGTGCTCCGCAGTCGGGGCATTCCCATATGAGTATTCGGGTTCCCCTCTCATTGATGTAACGTCCTTCTATACGACGAGCCAATATGTGAGCACCACAATCAGGGCAGTCTTGGCTTAATCTTTGCAACAACTGACCCCATGACATCAACTCAACAATCGATAGCACCTGAGAAATCCGGTTGTGTCTTTACATGGTTGTAGCATTGCTTGAGTAAGTTGTATTGGTTCTTAGAACCAGCAACATCTAACTCAAAGTTGCCATGAAATGAAGTGATAGCAGATTTGTCAGCCAAGTAATTAGCCTCTGTAGAATAGACAAAGCCACTGTATATCACATAGAAAGTATCAGTGTGTATGTCATCACCTCCATCTACGGTGACGGTCTCTCGTACCTTTTCTATAGCACTGTTCTTGATTATGCAATAAGCGTCGGGGCAAGTAATGCCGTGTTCTGTAGTGTAACTTATCCTAAGTGCCATCATATCACCGTCTGTGTGCTGTCTGTATGTATCCTTCCTAGAGGGTGGTCTTCAAAGAAGTTTGGTTGGACAGGATAGTATACTCTGTATTCTGTAGGCAGAGTGCTACCTAGGTGGGACAATAAATCTGCTAGGAAAATCTAACAGAGCCTGTCTGTACGCTGCTAATTGACTTCTCTGTATACTTGCTAAGGCATCATACACTAGAGGTTTGGATTGATACCAATCCACATATTTCTCTAAGAGTTGGTCTCTACCACCCCTAACTTTCTCCCACATATGTTCTGTGGTTGGTTGCTCATCACTTGTTATTATTCTCGTTCCGTCTGCTAGTATTGTTTCTCCCATTCAATCACCTCACTCTCTCAAATCAAAGTATGCTATCATCCTAGTTGGACCACATTGCATGACATAACTCGCTGCATCAGTGGCTCTGACGTTGAATGTATCACCTGCGTCATAGTCTAGGTCAAAGTCTTCTTTGATTGCTTGGAATTGATTGCCAATCGAACCGGTCGAGTCTATGGTCATAGTGACTCCGCTTGAGGCTGCGTTGTTCTTCTGTATCTGAACAGTCACTGTCTGTGAAGTCTCACTACCGCTGTTGGCACAAGCGAAAGCGATTGCCTTTAATGTGCAGTCTTTAGGTAGTGCTATCCCGAAGTCATCACCTCCTGAGCCGTTTGTAGTGTTCCTTGCACCGTTACCGTATGAGATGAAGTAACCGTTTGCATTCCCTGCTGCGGCTGTACTACTGATGTAGTTGTCACTCTCTTCACCAACGATGTTGAATCCTTGGTTGCTTCCGTTAGGGAATGTTACGAGACCAGCAGAGTCTCCTGTCATCCAGACAGGTGAACCGTCACCAGATGAGATGGATAGTTGGTCATCGCCTGTCGCACTAGCAACATCAGCAGCACCTATCACAACGTTGTTATTACCTGTGGTGATATTGTCACCTGCATTCGCTCCCACTCCTATGTTTTTGTCACCATCAGTGACGTTAGCCAAGGACTGTTCTCCAACACCTGTGTTATCGTCACCATCATCGATGTCAAATAGTGCTTGATAACCCACTGCTGTATTTCTACTTCCATCAATTACAACTCCCTTTCCTGCTTGGTACCCTAATGCCGTGTTGTAAGTTCCAGTACCAGCGCCGTTATTAGACCTCAGAGTTTGATAACCTAGTCCTGTATTACCAGTACCAGTTGAATAGTACCCTGATTGTGACCCTATCATTGTGCTATAAGTTCCGGTTTGGTACCCAGCCTGGTATCCCACTGCCACTGTGGCGTCTTGAGTGCTTGGAGTGTTACCCCAAAAGAATCCAGCCTCTGCACCGATGGCTGTAGTAGTATCAATGTCTCCACCAAAGAACCCACCAGTGTTTCTACCAACTGCTGTATTGTAGTTACCTGTGATACTAGCCCCTCCACTCTTACCAACTCCTGTGTTATGCGTACCGGTATTGTTTTGTCCGGCTAAACTACCAATGTAAGTACACTCTGCATCATCAGTGGTAGCGTTACCTGCCATGTAACCAATTGCAGTGAAATTGGTGGCTGTAGTTACTGCAGTACCTGCTTGATATCCTACCGCTACATGGTTACTGTTTGTAGTAATAGCATCCAGTGCTTGATATCCTATTGCTACGTTATTACCAGCAGAAGTAGATGCTTTGAGTGCATCTGCACCAATGGCTACGTTATTATCACCGGAAGTAATGGCAGCCAGTGTATCCTTACCAACACCAGTATTACGAAGCGCACTACTCAGTGTTCCAGTAGGGGGTGCTGCACCGTCAGGTGAAATTAGAATACTGTCTGTGAAGTTTGTGATGTTAGCCTTCACATCTGTTAGGTCGTTGAGTGCAGAAGCGCCACCACCGCCAGCATTTGCATCGACATACGCCTTGATAGACTGCTGACTGGCTACTTTGTTGTCAGCGTCACTTGCCATGTCATCTTCATCAAGCAAGTCACCAATTGCATGGAAAGTCAAGTTACTCTGCATGTATGATTGAAGAACAGACACATCCATCCTCTTCAGACTTCCAGCATCACTCAACACTAATTCGTCAGTTGATGCTAGACCACTTGTTAGAGCAGTAGCACCCGTTATGTCAGAGACTGAGAAATTCATATCGTCAACAACGAAATCCATGTGGTTGTGTGCATCATCATAAGTAACCGCAACCCTAGTCTTAGTTCCACCAGTTGCTACTAATGGCCCTGCTATATCCATAACATTCTCATTCGATAGTTGTGTATTCGTGTTAGTGGTGAAGGTCAGACTACTCTGCATATAGTCTTGAAGGACAGAGACGTCCATTCTCTTGAGTGTTCCNGCGTCGCTTAGAACTAATTCATCAGTCGATGCTAAGCCACTAGTTAGAGCAGTGGCTCCTGTGATATCTGATACTGAGAAGTTCATGTTATCTGCGACTAGGTCTATTGTACCATCACCGTCTTGGTATGTTGCCGATATTCTAGTTTCTGTGTTGCTACTAAACATAGCCCCAACAATGTCTTGGACTTGCTCATCAGACAATTGAGTGTTAGTGTCACTGAGAGATATTGTCCCACTAGCGTTAGGTAACTGTATGGTTCTGTCAGCGGTTGGGTCTATGATTGTCAGAGTCGTTTCGTAATCATCTGCTGTCGACCCTTCAAACACGAAGGCGTTCTGTACATTCACTGCAGTTTGATTGACAGTGAGGGTGGTACCATCTACTTGCAAGTTACCTCGAACTATGACTGTAGTGTCATCACCACTGTCTCCTATGTATAGCGTGTCGCTTCCTGTGAGAGAGGCCAGTGCGCTACTCACATTAGATTTGTCAGTGACATCTGCCGATGTTTCTATCCCATCTAACTTAGTCTTGAGTGTGTTGGTAAAGTTGTTCTGAGTTAGTCCACCATCTCCTACGCTGTACGTGGTGTTGGTATCTGTGGCGTTCACGTTAGTACCACTGATTGCTAAGTTGCTGTTAGGTGTAGCAAACACAATAGCGCCTGCTGAGTCATCCCAAATGAGTAGTCTATCAGCACCAGGGTCTGACAAGTTCTGTATGCCTAGATGGCTCAATGCTAGGGTAGCACTACCTGAAGTGGCCCCACCGCTTAGACCGCTCCCTGCTACAACAGCAGTAATATCTCCCGAACCTGCACCAAAACCTTGAGCATCTATGTAATCATATACTGCATTACCTGTAACTAAACCTGCTTCTCCATTAGCAACACCGCCTGAGCCATCAGTCGCTACGGCTTTGACAGCAGCAGCGCCTAGACCTAGATTAGTCCTAGCAGTACCAGCGTTGGCTAAGTCGGATAGGTTGCTTGACTTCGCTAACTTAGTGCCTACAAGAGTAGTAATTGTAGATGAGAAGGATGCATCATCGTTGATTGCAGCAGCCAACTCATTCAGTGTGTTCAATGCTCCTGGTGCAGAATCAACAAGACCTGCAACTTCTGCATCCACATATGCCTTGATTGACTGTTGTGATGCAGCGTGTGTTGCAGAGTCAGAAGACATGTCATCTTCGTCTTTGAGGTCGAGTGTGACTGTAGCAGACCCACTGTTAGCACCACCGGAAAGTCCGGTTCCTGCAACAACAGCCGTGATATCACCGGAACCAGCACCGTAACCATATGACAGAATCTTGTCCTCTATCGCTGCGGATGTCATTATACTAGTGTCGTTGTTAGCAAAGGCCTCACTACTGAGTTGAATGCTGTTGGCTGCAAACTCCGAGACAGTCAAGCCGGCGACATTGAGAGTGACTCCACCACTGCTACCTCCACCGCTTAGACCAGTACCGGCTGTAACACCAGTGATATCGCCTGTGGTAGTTGAGTAACCATACGACTCAATCTTGTTAGCGATAGCCGCAGATGTCATCAAAGAAGTATCGTCATCCGAAAAATTCGTATTGATTCCAACGACAGTAGCCCCACTTCCTATTTTGATTCCTGAGTTGTTTGCTGTGAGTTTGGTTGAGCCNCCTGTTTGAAGTGTTATCACATCAGGGGTAAATCCAATTTTTGTATTTGTATCTCCATCGTGAATAATGTTGGTATCTACAGTCAGAGTAGTAACAGAGGGGTCAGTCCCTATGGTGGTGATGAAACCTGAGTCATTATTGAAAGCAGACAATGGTATCTCAGAGATTAGTTTCCTTCTGTCTGCACCATTGTCTAATAGAATCAACTCATCCTCAGAGGAGTTAATGGCTTGTGTCATATCAGTGAGTTCTGACATGTCAAGAGTGAGTGTCACTCCACCACTGCTACCACCTCCGGACAGCCCAGTGCCGGCCGTGACGCCTGTGATGTCTCCTGCATTGCTGGTATAACCAAAAGCCTGTATCTTGTCTTGTATCGCCGCAGCAGTCATCAGCACTGTGTCACTGTCGCTGAAGGACTCAGAACTTGTTTGCAGGCTATTAGCAGCCAACTCACTTACTGTCAGTCCTCCCACATTGAATGTGATTGTCTCATCACTGCCTTGGTTAGTAGTGAAATTGCCACCGTTGCTTAGGCCAGTGCCTGCTGCGAGAGTGATAGTGGCATTGTTAGCGGCATCAGCAGTTGTCTGTGCAGTGCCGTTGACTCTGAGAGTCCCTGTTAGGTTAATGTCGCCAGCCACGTCTAATGTGTAACTAGGGGTTGCATCGGCTATACCGACACGGTTGTTTGTTGAGTCTACCTTGAACGTGCTGGTGTCGACAGTGACATCGCCCGACACTGCAAGGCTACTCAGTGTGCCCACGCTAGTTATCTGAGTCTGAGCAGCGGACACATTCAGAGTAGCGTCTCCACTTGTAGCCCCACCACTCAGCCCTGTCCCTGCCACAACTGATGTGATGTCTCCATCACCAGTACCGAAACCTTGGGCTGCTATGTAATCGAATACTGCGTTACCCGTGACTAAGCCGGACTCCCCATTAGCGACTCCGCCTGACCCATCTGTCGCAACAGCCTTCACTGCTGCTGCCCCTAGGCCTAGGTTGGAGCGTGCTCCACTTGCGGCGGTAGCGCCTGTACCTCCTAGTGACACTGGCACTGTACCTGCTGTAATAGCCTGGCCTGACAGGCTTAGGTAGTTACCACTAACTGTGGCTAGTGTTACATCAGTAGAGTTGTCAGTGCCCGCTGCGTCTACACCAAGATTGCTCCTAGCAGTTCCCGCATTCGTTAGGTCTGACAGGTTACTGGATTTAGTCAACTTAGTACCTATTGATGTTGTAATAGTACTGGAAAAGGAAGAGTCGTCATTGATTGCTGCTGCTAACTCGTTTAGTGTGTTCAAAGCACCAGGCGCTGAATCGACTAAATCAGATACCGATGAATCTACATACGCTTTGATGGATTGCTGTGTGGCTAAGTGACTTGCAGAGTCAGAAGCCATGTTGTCCTCATCTAGTACGGGCACGACAAGGTCGACCGTGTCATCAGAAGTTTGGTATGTAGCAGTGATGAACGTCTCAGTGTTACCAGTAAACATAGCACCTGCGAAGTCTTTGACTTGAGCCCCACTGAGTTGAGTGTTGGTATCCGTAGATGCTACAGTGAGAGTGCCAGCACCGTCATTGTATGTCAGAGATATGTTAGAGCCAGCAGTCAGTAACCCGTCTACATAATCCTCCACCTGTTCTTGAGTGAGTTGTGTGTTGGTATCAGTAGCATTGAGAGTAGTACCACTGAATGCGAGGTTAGTACCAGCAGTTAGGAACTTCAATGCTCCTGCGCTGTCATCCCAAAACAGAATCCTGTCTGCGTTGGGGTCAGTCAAACTCTCAAAGCCTAGATGGCTGAGTGATATGGTACCACTACTGGTAATAGTACCGCCTGTCAGACCAGTACCAGTCGATACACCAGTGACTGTACCTGTGGTTGTGCTATAGCCAAAGGATTGAATCTTATCTTGTATCGCTGCTGATGTCATCAGTGATGTGTCGTTATCAACGAATGACTCTGAACTGGTTTGGAATACATCTGCATGTAAAGCACTGAAAGGAATGTTAGCAATAGATAGTGTGTCACCTGTTAGGACGATAGGAGCAGACACAGCCAAGTTAGTATTGGCGCTGATGTCCACAGCGGATAGGGTTGCTAGGGAGCCTAAGCCGAGATTGGTACGAGCAGTACCAGCGTTGGTTAGGTCTGATAGGTTGCTAGCCTTAGCCAACTTAGTACCTATCGAATTAGTGATGGTGGTAGAGAAGGAAGCATCGTCATTGATAGCAGCAGCCAGTTCGTTCAATGTGTCGAGCGCTGCTGGTGCACTAGCCACTAAACCCGCAACTTCGGTATCAACGTAAGTCTTGATAGATTGTTGAGTAGCGAGATGTGTGGCTGAATTAGATGTCATATCGTCTTCGTCTTTGACAGGGACGACTAAGTCTACAGTGTCGTCAGACGTCTGATAGGTAGCAGTGATGAAGGTCTCGGTGTTACTTGTAAACAGACCACCAGCGAGGTCTCTTATCTCTGCATCTGAGCGTTGTGTGTTAGTATCAGTCGAGACGAAGTCCAGTGTACCATCACTGTCTTGATATGTGACAGCGATGTTGGTCTCGGTATTACCTGTGACCATCGCTCCGACTATATCCTGTATCTCCTCGGTCGTGAAACCAACATTGGAAGTGAACTCTAGAGCATTACCACCGGAGTTGACCTTGAGATATTGACCAGCGTTCCCCATCGCGGCTGGTGTATCAGTGAGTGTCACAAAGGACAGGGTACTGATTGCTGCTTGGTAGTCACACCGTAGCCATGTACTACCTTCATAGATGAAAGTGGCTCTTTGGTCGGGTGTTAGAGTAGTGTTGAGACCTGTGGAGTCGAAGACGATGTTACCTCCACCTGCAGAGGCGCTGTTACACACCTCAATGACATGCCCTTCGGGGAACAGGTACACTGAACCACTCTTCTCAGGGTTGAGTGTGACTGTTGCGCTGTTGGCTGGAGCGAATATGAACCACTTATCCCCGTGTGATTTGACTGTGTATGAACCTGTGCTAACACTACCAGTAGGGGCTGAAACACCCTCTGTGAATAGTCGCTTACTCACCACTGATGTCTCTGTGTTCTCCTGACCTGCAAAGAATAGGTCATCCATCATTTTGTTTGAACCACGGTCTAAGCCGTTACCTGGGCCGTACCCTAGAGAGGTNCCTGTTTTTCCTGTAGACATCCACAAAGCACCCACATCAATACGGGTGCTACCATTTGTAGCACCGCCTAGAGTGCCCGATTCGGAGCCGGAGAACAAAGCGTTGAGTTCAGATGGGCTATTGACTCCGTGTAGGTTACCTCTCTCTATCTGTGACACTTCACTCCCATCAGTGACTAGGTTACCCGCACTGAGCGGTGTCATGTATTANTGGGTTGGCTCTGGTGAACGTCCTCTTGTCATTGACCTCTTGGATGTCTACCTTGTGACCACCTCCTGATGCATTGTAGGAACAACGCACTGTAGCAAGCACTATGACTTGGTCATTGACCACGCTACCTGTTGTGTCGTAGTCTATCAGATACTGTGAGGGTAGTTGCGGATATAGTCCGTCACTGGTTTGTACTGGAGAGCCACCATCAGCATGTACTTTCGATTGGCCACCTTGTGATGCCACGTATATGGCATACATAGATTGCTCACCAGCAGCACCTAGAGAGGTGCCTGTGCCATGTGTGCCTATGGTTACAGTCGCTGAGCCGCCAGGCCCACCAGCGAACTCATACAGTTGACCATCAAGTATTGCGTAACCTCCTTGAATTGTGAGTGTGTGAGTGGAAGCCCTAGTCACGGCACCTGGTTGTGTGTTGACTGCGTTACGTGTTGAACCGTATGCAGTGTCTTGCAGTCTGATTATCCCATTCCCTCTCAAACCTTGTAGCAAATTAGACAGTGTTGTAGGAGAGAGTGAGTCTCCATCACGCAGCCCCTCTGCACCAAGTGTATTCTGTGCTGCTGTGTGACCTGCTAGTGCATCTACCATCTTTATCTACTCCTTGAAACTCTCGCTAGGCCTATCTGTCTACGCATCTTCGGACGCCTAACCCCGATTTTAGCATGCCGACGATACTTACGCATCTTCTTCTTTCTTTGATTCTTCTGAGATAGACGACGTACTCTTGCTTGTGCCTGCTTGGCTGGTCTAACAGATATGTATGATTTAGCCATCAATCCAACTCCAATATGAACGAGAATGATATCTCACTGCCTGCATTTTTCGTGAATGGTTCTATCGATGCCCTGTATATGGGTACGAACTCGTTGGTGGTGGGGTCCTTGTACTGGAGGTACACCTCTTGTACACTACTGTTGAATATGTGAGTAGCATCGAACCTGCCATCAATCTGTAGACTACTATCATCTATGATTCGCACTGTTGGTGTTATAGAACCTAGAGAGCGGACCCCGCCATCATTGGCTGTAGCCTCTGTACCATCACTACCTATGTGCAATTCATTAACTAGAGTGGCTAGGTGTTCTACTAGTCTGCGTTTGATTGAATTGAGCACCGGCATTACGTTCTCCTCCTTGTTGTTATTCCTTTCACAGTACCTATCTCATGCGACTTGGGACGTAACAGATGAACGTCACAAGTGCCTGTCGGAATGCTACCACCGGTAGGTGCACGCAAGGTCACGCCTGTGAAGGTTGTGCTGGTCTTGCCTGTATAAGCCACCGTGTACAGCCTCAGTGGCGCTTTTTCTCATAGTTAAATTACCGGATGACGGGAACCCTGTAGTAGACGATACGGTAAGCGTACCGCCACTGTGACTACCTGTGGTACGGACGGTTAGACCAGTGCCTATAGCACCACGAGCGGAAGCGTTGCCAGTGTCATAGCCTCTATGTCCTAACAGGAAGCCTGAGTGCATCTCATTCCCTGTATCTAACATGCCAGTCACACCAGTGTATGTTCGTGGTTTCTTCTTACTGATGTAACGCCTCTCCACCAAGCCTCTGACATTGAAACCGACAGTGCCTAGACTGAATTGTTTCTTCTCGTCTATCACGTTACCCGAAGATGCTCTCGTTTCTGCGTCCCCTGCTCGCTGGCTCCCTCCTGCTCCCAAGACTCTCTCAATACCTGTGTCGTATGACATCATAGAGAAATCGCTACGCGCCTCAGTCAAGAGGTGAGTTGTTTCTATGATGGCTTGTCTTGTAGACTTGCCATGGGGGTCTTGGTAAGTCACCACGTCTCCTGGTGCTATCCCCATACTGAAAGGTATGTCCTTGATATCAACAGAGCCTGTGGCTTTTCTGTTCAAACGTAACAGTTGTCGTGCAGCCCTCTTGGTGGCCGCTAGTGATGTTGCAGTGCTCTCACTATATGTCTGTGATTTGACCATGCCCTCACTCTTCTGTCTCTCAGTATCTTCCAGCACAACCTCGTTCTTGTCGTTGAGAGCCGTGGATTGTCCTCTCACTACTACTCTGTTTGCAGTGTCCGCTATGCCACTCCGCGATACTTGCCCTGCTATCGCCGCAGTGANGGTAACATCTCTTGACCTAAAACCACCTGGGCTGTAGATGAAATTGCCGAAGCGGTCTGTCACCATAGAGTAGTAGTCATTGCGTGCGATGGAACGTATGGCATCAGGAATGGATGTGCTGATGTAATTAGCAGAAAGGAACTTTGTGGAATGTGTTATTGATGCATTGCCCTTGTAGGTAGTGGTCTCTGTCATGCTTGCACCACTATGTGGGTGCCCGAGAGATATCGAGTTCAAGGCGTGCTTCTTGTCATCGAAAAGTCGCATGACGATATCAGTGGTGCGGACACCTACATTGACAATTTGGCCGGCTTGAACCGTAGAGATGTCGGGTAAGCCTAACTGCTTGAGTGTCTTACCCTTGAGATTTCTGAGGTTCAGTCTGCTACCTTTCGTTGCGGTGGTAATATCGTATGGCCGAAGAGTCTCTTTTCCGGCAAATAAGAGATTTGGCGGGGTTTTTCCGGTTTGCATCCGGATAGAATTGAAGAAGGCAGGGACGTTAGACTTGACTCCATGTGCAGGAGCATGAGTGAGAAGCAACGACTCTTCCTCCTCGACGAATTGGTACCTCTTACCGTGAGTGACTTGGAAGTCGGTGGTCAATGGCTTAGTGACACTATACTGGCGACCTGTGCTGTCTTTCTCCTTCTTGTATATCGCATGATATACCACGTTGTCCACAAACTTCGGTTTAGACACACGTGACGCTATGGTATTTTTGACATCGTCGTGCTTACCACCAGGCACACTGTTAGTTGATGAGTTCGTTGTGAACAAAGTGGGGAATGCAGCAGCACCAGGCATCAGCCATTCACCTCATTGTCACTTCTGCTACTCTCACTATTGTGAGCGCTCTTGTTGAGGTCGTCACCCGCATACAAAGTCTGTGTGTATCTAGGCTGTACCTCGAAGTCGTTGTTACGTGCAGCGTCACCTCTCATGTGCTGCAGTGTGTTGTTGCTGGCTATGATTCTAGTGACTGTCTGCTTGAGACTATTATTGAATGCACTACTCTCACTGCCTGGTATACGGGGCCCTGTGCTAGAAGGTGTTGTGTAACTGGAAGAAGTGAAGAAATAAGCAGGAGGGTAAGGAGCGTTCGTGTCTGATGGATTAGTAGCACGAAGGAACTTGGAACTGGTAGCGGCACGAGCATTAGGTGTGGACATAGTGAAGACACCATACCTTCCACCAGCAGTACCTGATAAGGCATGCGACGTGTCTCTGAATACTTCGATATGCCTATGGTCTAACACTCTGACTGGTCTTAGTAACAAGCGAATGTTTCTGTCCTTGTCGTTAGTACGGTACGACTTAGAGTTGTGACTCGCTGTTTGGTACGGGTTACTGGTCTTGTGTACTGGGTTACTTCCTGACACATCTGAGTTACCCCAACCTAAATCTGATACGGGCTCCATGTAGTTAGACAGGTCCATGATGAGATTTCCACCCAGCGGCCATATGCCGTGTGTGTGATTGAGTCTCATGACCTGCTTGAAATTGGAGAAGTTTAGGGAGTCGAGTCTGTAATCATCTACCGCCTTCGTGTCTGTCTTGATACCGGCAGCCATGATGTGGCGTTTGCCTGCACCCCTGTCTGTGTGTAGACTGTGAGCCTCAGTGGCTAAAGCCACATAGTCATGCTCACTAGTGTCATTTATCTCTCCGACTGTATTCACATCTAGTCCTACACGGGGCGAGATACGAGAGATGGGTTCCTGTATGGTCTCCGACGCAGGTAGCAAGTCACTCGTGGCTTTCTCTACATTGGACCCTGCCATGGCCTCCGGTTTAAGCAGACCGTCTGCGTCAGCGACACTCAATCTTCTGCTGATACCCCTCTGTACCTCAGTGACTTGCAAGTCGTCGTTCCTCGCACGCACGTACCCTGTACCGATGGGAGGCTCTGCAGTGGAATGTGATAACATGATACCACTAGACACCACATCTATGTCTACATCTTGTAACATGTCCTCGTTGAATGCAGTGGGCCATCTAACTCCTCTACCGTCTCCTCTATCGCCCACTCTCTTCGCAGTGGCAGGGTCAAACAAATCTAGGTTGGCTCTAGACAAACCGTTGTTAGCGGGCGCCGCAAACGTCTGAGGTGTCTTGGTTCTGTCTGTAGAGCGATAGGCATCTTCGGGGTCCCACGCTGGACGCACACCAAACCCTCTAACAGGGAAGCGACGCACTTCCTCACCTGTTGTGTTGCCCCACCAATCAGTCATGTAGTGTGCAATGGCTGGCGCTAGACCCCTCTTAGGTGCAGTGCAGGCTGTAGGAAGTGCAGCACCTCCTATGCTTCCCATGTTACCTAGGTAGTCTCCTTGATGAGCACGCACTACAGGATATGGTCCGTTCGCGTTTGCATCTGTTTTGTAGGCGATGTAGTTCCTAACTGCACAACCGAATGGTCTAGTCATCCTTCGACCGTGGCTGTACTTGACTTGCTGTAGTTTGAGGTCAGAACCTACTAAGGCCGAGGCGTTGGTGACACGCTCTAACATACCAACATGTCCACCACTAGTGGCGGTAGTGGCACTAGTTAACGCAGCACCAGCATACTTGAATTGAGTAGTAGTCACTGCGTCACTTTGTATGTATGCACCGAAACGGTAACCGGAGTGGTTGTTAGTGTATTTGTCATCAAATGTTTGAGTAGACCATAACGCCCACTTAGGTCGGTTAGGTGCTTGTCTTACACAGAATCGGAATCCGAAAGATGCGTTTCTTAGATGTGTGACTGAGTCTATGCTGTCAGTGATTGCAACGCGTGCCGTGGCTTCATACTGTCCCGCTGTCCCGCTCTCTTGATAGACGACAGGATTGTCCCAAAAACGACCCCAGCCTGGTCCTGCTGTTCCCCATAAGGATAGGTCACTGCCCTGTGCACCGAAACGCGAGCCTCCAGGCCAAAACGCACCATAGTGATGCTTTCGACTCGACGCTGTTCTAGCCTGTGGGGTGGACAAGGTGTCAGGGTTGGCTGAGTTATCTACCGGTCCGCTAGTTGCGCTACGGGTGAATCCTCTGAAATCGAATGGTCCGTCACTGACTGCATACGTGAAGTTCTGATAACGAATAGTCTCGAAATGTTCCGGCATGTGGTTATACGGTTTCTTGTCAACAGCAGCGTCTCCTATGCTGTTACGACTGTCAGAGTAGAAGGTCACCGGCCTACCTAGGTTGTAGTGCCACATTGATAGATAAGCGTCCGGTAAGTGACCTGTCTGTGTATCTTGACTCCCATTCTGTAGGTCCTCGATGATGTGAGCGAGGACACTAGCAGTCTTATCAGTGTAAATCTCTCCAGGATTGTAAGAGCCATGTTCTCCTGTTATCTTGACAGATGCTCCTTCGGTACAGGCTGCCCAAAACTTGGTTGCGTCACGCGGAGTGACACCGTAGAAGACATTGGTAGTTTGAGAAGCAGCGCCACTTGACACACCTCGGTGGGTGTACGACGCTCTATGTTGTGAGCCGTCTGATAGGTTAGTTACAACAAGCATGTGTCCCATGTACCTACTACCTACTTCGGGGAACAGGGAGTTGTTCAGCACTATCAATTGAGAGTTGCTTGAGTCTGCAGCCTTGACTTCAGTCTTGGCTACATGTGACATATAGGAATGAGTGTATGGATGTAGGAAGTGTGACGGATAGCCTTGCATTACATTCTGTGAGCCAACAGAACCGTAACCACTTCGACTGAACAGGTAGTAATCTTCAGGTCTGTGCCACTCCACCATCCTGTATGCGTTACTCGCGTCTAGTGAATCACTGCTCTTCAACGCAGGAGCCCACCAAGGGACGGTGAGCGTATAACCTGGTGACGCCATACGGAACATGCCTGGCCTGTAAGGTAGACTCTTTCTGCTCCATATGGGGGATGTGTTCTCATTGATACCGAGAGGGTTGTACAAGGCCAATGGTGGTAGGTTAGTGAATTGTTGATTGGGTGAAGGGTCTATGTCTAGCATGACCTCATTGAGGTATACCTCGCACCCTCTGACATCTGCCTGTATTGCCTCTGATAGTATGAAGTCGTAATCAGTTCCATTCCACTGTAACGCTACCACTGTAGCCACTTGTTGGTCAGTGAGCAATGGGTACTTGGTACCAGTGTCAGAACCGAAAGTCGTAATTACTCACTGAATCCCATCAACTGCTGTGAGTATAGATTGGGTTGAATGATGATTTGATAGGCTCCTACCTCCATTGGGTCAGGGAAGTTCCAGTGTGTACGATAGTTGGTACCTGCCTCTAGTGCTAGTCGGTGACCACCTGTAGCATTCTCAGTGGCTGTCGACAGTATGCCGTAACCGTCGTACTTCATCTTAGTCTCTGTCATTAGTGTGAACCCACTACCATGGATATCAGATGGTGGGTGTGGTGCTGAGGTAGATGAGAACCAAAGCAGTGCGTTAGTGCCTATCCCGTCTTTCTCTATCAATAGACCATCGGAATTAGAACCACCAACAAGACTGTTGGCGACATCGGCATAGCCTAGTTCCTTCTCTATGCTAGTGGTCGCTTTCTTGTAGGCTCTGTTCAAGTCGTACAGTCTTTGATACAATGGATGTGCGAGGTGGCCTGGCATCATAGCCATGGTAGGCGTTACATAGTGATGCCCCATCCGAGGTAAGGGCATTGGCGTCAACCTGTCGTTCCTAATGGCAGTCGCTGGGCTAGCATTTGTCGCAATACCCATCCAATCAATCGGCTTCTTGTCTGGACTTTCACCGCTGACTTCTGAGTGGTCTCTCAACCGTCGTGATGCGAAGTGACGAGTGGTACCTGAGGGTACGAAGAACGAAGGTTTCAGAGCGTCACCGGACGATGCTGAGAACCCTGTGCTGTACTTGCACCCAGTGAACGTCGAGCCACTGACTCCAGTGAAGGACACTATGTGACCATTGACAGTGAAGAAGGAACGTCCGTCAGGCAATTGCTCTGCTCTCCATATGTCAGCGTTCACAGTGGTGTTGACTGTCACTGTAGTGCCATTGACGGATACATAGGTGAGTGGGTTGTGTGTGAGCGTGTTACTGCTGTACCCGACTGGTTCTCTAATTGTGTAGGAGAATGACTTCTTGGTCAAGTGGAAATAGATGCCTCTGTCATGAGGTTCGTAAGAGGTCTCTAGCAGAGACTCGTTGCTTAGGTCTCCTTCCCTACTAAAAGGATAGTCAGAGGCTCTTGTGTCCACTCTCTCGTATCCTTCATTCTCGTAGAACGGAGCGGTATCGGATGTGGTGTTGGTGCTATTGAAATTGCTCTTGACTATAGGGTCAGGCAAATCAGGCCGTTGGAGACCTCCTGTGCCCACGCTTTCGTGTTGGTATGCCTGTACCTTGTCAAAGCCGCTACGCACCACCAGATTGCCTGGAATGGTATCAGGATGGGGTAGACTGATTCGTAGCACGGGCTCTTCACCGGAACCTGCTAGTGGTGGACCCTTGATGTCCCTGTCAGGTACTCGTTGGAAATCACGCACTATGGTGCCTAGAGGTGAGCCTCCCTCTATTGTGTGCTCTTGCCCCGCGTCGTCTATCACACTAATTGCTTGGAATTGTATTTCCTCATTGGGGATAACGAGAGCGTTCTTCACATCGGAAGAGAATTGCTCGGCTAGGTGTGGTTGCATCAACTCCTGCGCTTGCACAACAGGGAACATGGCACTGTTAGTGCTCTCGAAGGAGAAACGGTTGTTGCCGTAGATGGTCTCTCCGAACTTGACATGAGAGGAGCCTATCTTACGCCATGTCCAAGGCATTGCACCTAGGCCTCGCGCATTTGGTGAAGGCATACACAGGTTACCGCCGTCCATTCTCTTCCATACAATATGTTGCGAGAGGAAGTTACGAGCGGATGAATAAGTGCCCCAATAAGTGAACGGGGCGTCATAGATTTGCTCGAGCGTCCTAGTGGTGTCTGATGACACATGCTGTAACGGTGTCTCATTAGGATAATGTGGCAAGCCTGGATTCTCCACCTTGTCAAAGAACAGGTCACCAGTCGGGAATATGCAAGTCTCCATTGGTACCATCTCGGCAGTTGTCGCTGCATTACCTGCCCACTCTCCGTAACCGGAGGACGGTATGGCGAAGTCACCAGCAAACTGGGCATCTACGTGTGGCCCACCGTGAGCGTAAGACACGAAACGGTCGTTGTTGTGTCGTGAAGAGTGTGATACCTTGACCGTGCCACCAGGCCCACTGTTCCATTTCTTGTCGAGCATGTCCCCTGCCAATACCAACCCGTCTCGGTCAGCCCTAGCGATGATTGGAAGTTCTGCCTCGTTTGAGATTATGACATAATGGCGGGGATGAACGCCTGTCGATGTAGAGTTCGGAGTAGGGGTGTATGACGAATCGTCCACTGTAACAAACGGGTAACCATTGCGTGCATGACAAGGCATGTTACTACCGTATGGGTTTGTCCCTAACGACGGATGCCATGCGCCAAGACCTGACGCTATGCCACTCGTGCCTGGCACTACTAGGCTGTTTAGCATAGAGTATCTCTCACCGTGCCAGCCTACGGCTCCAATAGGGCGGGTACGGTCTATCGCGTCTACCAAACCGGAGAAGTGAACTTGAGTCGCTGCTAATTGGTCGTATATACTGTTAGTATCATCGGATGGTGTACTGTTGTGCAACGTCTCCGGTGCACCGTTACTCCATCTGAGATTACCAGCCTTAGACCACACTAGCACCTTGTAAGTATCAGACAAAGATGCGAAGTCAGATGATGAGCCAGTTGCTACCGTAGGGCTCTCTACTCTAGTGGTATTGCTACGAGCGTTAGCAGCCAATGTGAAGAAACCGGTCGCAGCGATTGTCGCTCCTATACTACCACTGCTGCCTCCGCCACCTATAGTGATGGTAGGTGCTGATGTGTAACCACTACCGCCATTGCTTAGTGTCACACTGGTGATTGGGCCTGTGTTAGCAAGTGTGGCAGTGACAGTACCTCCACCACCTACACCGGTAGAGACAGAAGGAGCACTTGAGTACCCTTGCCCTGCGTTAGTGATGTTCACAGAAGATAGACTGCGTGTCGCAGTACCTAGTACACCAGTCAGTGATAGGTTGCTACCACCACTCGCTGTTATTGTAGGGACACTGGTATACCCGCTACCGTTGTTGGATACAGTGACCCCACTGACTGGCCCAGTGCTGGATAGGGTAGCACTGATTGTGCCACCACTACCCACTCCAGTAGTGACTGTGGGTGCTGAGGTGTAACCACTACCACCGTTAGTTAGAGTGACACCAGACAGACTACGAACCTCTGCTCCTAGACCGCTTGATGCATCGGCATTCTCTCCTCCACCTCCACTTATAGTAACAGTGGGTGCAGTGGTATACCCTAGACCTGCATTAGTGATGTTAATCTGCTTAACGACAGCCGTGGAAGACAGCGTAGCAGTCATGCTACCACTAAAGCCTGCACCGTTGATTGTAACAGACGGTACTGAGGTGTAACCAGCGCCATTATTCGTGAGGTTGATAGTGCTACCATCAGCAGGTAGAGTGTATGCCGTATGAGTGCCCAGTATGGTCTGTACGTTATCCACATTGCCGAAGTCACTGACAACAGGGTAAGGAGAATCTTGCCCTGTAGTACCCGCGTAGTTACTGCCGCCGTTTGTAACCAATATCTTTCTCACGTTCCCTACATTGCTGCTTACTGTATCGAGGATGACTTGCGTCGCTATGCTAGAACCAACTTGGTTGAACGTGTCATAGATGTTGAGGCTGAGGTCAGAGATGAGCAGTGCATACTTGTCGGCAGTGCTACTACCGTGCCCTTGCACAAACCCTTTACCGACGCTTGTCACAGAATGGGAAGTTATCACCCCACTTCCATTGACACCAAACGTACCAACGGCTGCAGTTTGGTGAGTCACTCCTGTGGTAGAGTCAGCGAGTGCTGTAAGAGACCAGTTGTATGACCCCTCACTAGCGAGAGCGTTTGTGACTTTGTTTCTCAAATATGGGTCAACTGAACTCCCTCCGTCTAACCAACGGAATGTGTTACTCGATTTGAGTGGATAACCGACATGCGCTGTAAAGACAGCGTTGCCACCAGCACCGTGGTTGGCTATCGTTACGGTAAAAGAATCTCCGTCAGTATCATGACTGAAAGGAGTAGAGCCATCATCGGTGAAAGTCACACTAGCGATGGGGGCACCACTGCCATTCGCCGTCCATGTACCAGCAGCCCCTGACCCATTACCACCTGAGAAGGTGAGACTGCCGGAGCCTGAAGTCAAGTCATCTGCTCCTCCGTTGTTGCTTATCGTGACACCTGTTACCGTCTTAGCAATGACAGCAGTGGCTTGGGCTGTAGTGCCACTGATTTGAGGGGCAGCGATTGTGACTGTCGGTGCTGTTGTGTATCCAGTGCCGGCGTTATCTACTCCAATAGCAGAGACAGGCCTACCATTGCTAGTGGTGGCGTATGTACCGGCGGCATTACTACCGCCACCTCCGCTGAATACGAGATTGCCTGTAGATTGGTTGCCGTCGTATGCTTGAGAGCCTCCACTATGAGACAGGCTTTCTACTGCTTTCGCCGCTACTTGTATTGTACCTGCAGCACTCGACCCTCCACCACCGGAAACACTGATGGATGCGCCGTCCGTGTAACCATCCCCTGCGTTGTTGATAGTGACACTCGATAGGGGCGCTCCATCGTTGGATGTGGTCCATGTGCCCGCGGCGCCTGAACCCCCACCACCGGAGAAGGTTAGGCTACCGCTAGTCTGACCGGAGGAGTACGCACCAGCGCCCCCGCTACTAGATAGGCTGGCTACCGAGAAAGTCACCCCAATCGTACCGGCTGCGCTGGAGCCTCCACCGCCTGAGAAAGACAACGCAGAACCGTTAGTATAGCCAGTTCCACCGGAATTTACCGACAAAGAGGCAATTGCAGCCCCTCCGGAACTTCCGGTGAAGGAAGAATAGTAGCCGTAGAATGAATCGGCATTGCCACCGTCTGCACTACCCGACAATCTCTTGAGCCTAAGCCATCCAGTAGGGGGTAGACTTGGTGGTGGAGTAGCAGCAGGTTTGAGTTGTGCACTAGCGGGTGTATAACTCGACATGTTGCCTAGGTCTATCCAAGAGTATCTATCTTGCCTAACAGCGTCTTGGAAGGACGGGAGGAACGTACCACCTATTGCTTTGAGGTTGCCCTCGCCAGGGTAGGAGTTAATCGCTGCCGAGACTACCGCTCCTAGTTCCTCTGAGTTCTGCACTCTAGTAGCATCGACTATGAACACGTCATTAGGTGGTGTCGTCTCCGATAAGGTCGAGTCGTATGTAGTCAATGCGACATACCCGACTCTGAACATGCTCGCTTGTAGTCCGAGTGTGATTGTCTGACTATCCAAAGAGTGTGTTTGTGTATTAGGTAGGTGCTTTGTGCTCTCTGATGTGGTGGGGTGTGGTGGGTTCTTCCTCACACCGTAATCGAACCAATTGCCTCCGGCAGGGAAACCACCATCCATATGCCAGCGAGAGTGATGTGTGGTACCGTGACTGAAAGGGTGCCCGTACACTGGCGCTGCGTCATTGTTGGCATCACCGAAATGGTTGGTGATGAGATATGCGTCTTCAGAGTCTCCTTGATTGTAAGCACTACTAGGTGAACCATATGCAGGCTCCCAGTTCCTCATGATAGAGTATGGGTATGTGTGAGTCTGTTGGTATTTGAGAGTGGGTGGCGATGTATCTGCGTATACCTGTCCTTGGAACGTTACTTCTGCCCATTTGATTAGGTAGATACAAACCGTCCTCTGTGCCTGATGAGAAGTATGTGTTACTGCTGTCTCTCTGCACATGGGTGACCTTGTTAGCCACTGTCTGACTAGCAGCGGGTTCCACCGTCCCTGCACCTGTGTATTGATTGAAGTGCTTGGGCACAGATTGGCCTGGGCCAAATATGACATATGCCACTTCGTTGATTGTATCAGTATAGCGTGAGTAGGGATGAGCAAAACGTAGCACCACTGGTGTGGGATGAGCGACAGGGACAGACTCTGCAGTACCTGTATCGTCTTGGTAGATTGCATTCTTGTCACTGGCCGAGATACCAAAGGTCTGTGCAGATGTACCCGCTTTGAGGTCAGGTGCCAGCACTGCATCAGAGTTCATGAATGGGGGTGTGTTCTCACCTCTGTGTTGATTGAGCAATGCAGTGCCTGGGAACATGGCTAACATGGCTGTGGTATCTAGTATGGTATGAGCACCCATGTTCTCTCCGATGTTCTGCAAACCTGTGCACCCTGTGGGTCCTGCGGCGTACGGGTGCGAGTAGAACTCAGTGTAGTCATTCTGTGTACCGTCATTGATGTCCATCACCAAACCGCTGAACCCACCACCAAAGTAGAGTGGGACACTGTGGTCAGGACTTGATTGACCTCCACGGAAATAGGTGAGTGGTTCACCGTAGACGTTACCGGAGAGACGATAGCCAGCAAACTCCGGTTTGAAATGACTGTATAGGAATGAGGGGTCACTAGGAACTGAGAATGAAAGTAAACCACTGGCGTCTATGTCACCTATGTCGAATGTGAAGAATGCCCCTAGACTAGCATTGTACTCGAAGAAGCCTCGAGCGAAGTTATCCTCGTCTATGTACATGGTCTTCTCTTCTAAGTAAGAGACATGAGAGGTCTCGCTTTGACGTAAGGTGAGTATAGGACCACCTAGGAATATACCAGACAGTCCCGTGCCTGTGTTACTGTGCTTCTGTAAAGTTATAGCCAACCTCTTGGAGTGTCGAGCCGTGGGGTGTGTAGTAGACGCTATTGTAGTGCCGTTAATCCTAACTATGTGTGTCTCTACACAAGGGAGTATGTGGTCACCAGGCCATGCCATGTACCTGTCCCCTGTTAGGTGACTCTTCCATTCTGTTGTATTGACCGCTTGATTGGCACTATTGATTAGTAGAGGGGTGGCTGTGTTGGCGTTGGGTCCTCTAGCGTTCGTTCGTATGTCTAGTATGTTGAACGGTAGGTAACCGACTGCGTCTTGTTTACCTGCTTCAATCTCAGTCAGTGTTAGTTTGGATGTTCCAGCAGTGCTGTTCTCTAGACAGGACGCTAGTAGGCCTAGGTCTCTCCTTCTTGTGACAGTGAACAAGTCCTTGAGCGGTGTCACGTTCTTCTTGTCAGAGAACTTTGTTACACATACCGCCGTCTTCGCGTTCTCTCCCATCCAACTCTTGAATGTCGTACCATCAGTAGCGTACATATCACTGATGTCGAGGTATGACTTCTCATTAGGGTCTACTGACATGGCATGTTCCACAGCGGCTGCCATGACCTCGTCGGTCAGTATGGTAGTCCAGTTTAGACTAGGGCTGCTAATAGCAGGGTCTGTGCTTGTTCCCTCTACACCTGTGTTACCGCTAGTAGCCCACTGTGTGACGGAAGGACTGCTGAAATTGGGACCTGTTACTCCATAGAACTTGTGCGGGCCTCCATCAGCGTTGTGGGTTCGAGAACTGTAGTGCACCACTGTAGTGGTACTTGCACCGTTACCACTCCCTACATCAGTATAGACTAACAGTCCACTATCAGGGAAGCCTAGGAAACCGAGAGTGTCTATGGCGCCTCCACCATTACTAGCATCAACATAGGTAGGGTGATGGGTGTGTATCGTATGTATTGTTAGGGTGGAACCGGCTTTTTGTGTCGAGACTGCATATCCATTCGCTGGGGATTTGACTCCTTTCCACTCGTTGCCTTTCCATGATTGAGCAGGGAAGTCAGAACGGTCAGGATGTACACTACCTTGCATGTTCTTACCGATTGTGAAACCTCCTTGAGATACATCCCTGTCATCGAAGTGGATGACTATCTCATTCTCTAGAGTTGTTGGGAGTTTAGTCTGCTTGCCACTGAAGGTCTGACCTTCTTGTCGGTACAGGAGCCTAATGGTGTGGTCTACGTTTCTATGGTCAGTAAATCTGAAACCGTATATTTCGCGGTCACTCACATCATTCCTCTCTGCACTGGGCACGTGCGCTGTGTACGAAGACGGGCCTACTGGATTGTATATCTTCTCTAATCGTGTAGACTTGCCATCCTCACCGAAACCCCACCTGCCAGCATCAGGTGCCCATCCAGGCACTCCACTTGCGACTAATCCGCCGAAGTTGATGCGGGCCTGTGCTCGTGTACCTGTCCTCAGCCCCTCGACTAGTGTATTGCTATCTCCTTGAGACTCAAAGGATTCGTCATACACTGTGTTGGCTGCTCTACCTATGGTCATCTCGTCGTTACCGTCTCTACCGGTACTCTCTACAGATGAGTCGTACCCGAAGTGAAGGTTACCAACTAAGTCAGAGTCTGCCTCATCTACAGGCACTAGTTGCCTAAGCGTGGTGATAGGAGCAAAGGGCCTTCCATGTTTGTTGATAGGCATTGGTGCTGGGTGCATGTTCTCGTCCTCACCTTCAGGAGGCAAGCACCAACTGTTGCGGAACCTACCTCCATGACCTATGAGGAACTCAGGTTTGTATGGGACCTGCCCTGTGCTGTTATCGAGCCAAGTACAGAAGTTGCGTCCCGAAGCACCTGGTACTGTAGAGTGTATGATAATACTGAATCCTTCGTTCCCATCCATGTCCTTGACGGCTCTACCCAAGTGTGCACGCACGTACCCCATGTGTGTCCCTCGGTCTTGTGTTGCTGCCGAGATAGTATCCCAAAACGCAGCAGGGTCATGAGCCGACCCTCCTCCGCTTGTTGCTTGTAATGCGGCATTTTGGTTAATTCTCCGGATAATCTCGGTGGCTGCACTCTCTATATCAGAGACTCCGTCTGCTATTGCGATGTCTCCGAAATCAATCGTTTGTCTTCTTACGAAGTCCATGTCTCTCCAATGTGGAAGGTGTTGCAACCTATCCTCTGCATGACTAGAAAGGTCATGCGCCGTTGCTCTTATACCACGCAAGCAGAGGAAGGCGGGTATCGCTCTCGTGCCGTCAGGCGTGTCGAAGAATGTGCTGTTGTAAGAGTAGTTAGAGGCGCTCTCCGTAGTAGTCTCCTCATGTCTCGCCTCTGCTTGAGACACAGACACAGTGGCTTCTACTAACCGCCCAGTAGCGGCATCTATTGTAGAGGTACCTGAGTCCACATAGTGGTCATGAACTGTATCTCTGTCGAATGTCTCAACTGACGGGTTCATTAGATAGTAGGAACGGTGTGCGTAAGCACTCTCTATGAAGTCAGAGCGGTTGCTTGTGTTGATTTGGCTCCTAAACCCTGCAGCGACATCCAAACCGTTCACTGTGGGTGTGCCTTGAGATGTCTGAACTTGCATGAACAAGTCATGGAAAGCGATGAACTCCTTGTCGTGAGCAACATCGTACAACAACACCCGAGCATGCTCATCGGTGTCTAGGTAAGGGTCTAGGTATGCGACAACAGGTGCTGTATTTGCTGGGTTGCCAAGTTGTTGCCAGTTCAACGATACCGTTTGATTGACATGTTGCACGAAGTTATTGGCTGTCTCTCTGCAGGTGTTACCTATCAAGAAGTTCTCGAGTGGGATAGTGTTGTTAGCCTCTGTGGTCAACTCTCCTTCTCCACCATTGAACTTGTTCCAAACTTCGTACTGGTTGAACACACCACGTGACTTGCAGAACATGCCGTCTATCGCATGTGGGTTAGTGTAGTGCATGTTCATCCAAACAGTATCACCTGAACGCAATCCGCCTTGTGCGTAAGGATAGTTCCAAGTCCTGTTGAGTTGATGGGTAGAGTTCGTACTGTTTCCATTGATAGACAGAGTATCTCCGGCTACGGCCGTACCACTGGTCACTGTGATAACGTTACCACTTGCTGTGTTGTGTGTGAATGTGACAGAGCCTCCTGTACGGGTGTTGATAGACGTGAAGGTAGTATCTGACTTGACGATAGGTATTGTGTCGCTGTCAATGTTGAAAGCAGCACCACCCGCACTGCTGGACAGAAACACCTCAGAAGATTTGGTCTGTATTCTCTTAGCATGTGGGTTAGTTTCCGGACCTGCTTTGAACTCAACAGCACTGACGTACTGACGGAGTCCGTAGTCGATGTTACCACCTTGGGTCTGCACGTTGCCTCTGTCATAGTAGAAGGGTCTACGGAACTCGTTTGCACTACTGAGCCCACGTGTATCGTCTCTGATTGGAGTACCATTGAAATCTAAGAAAGGCAGTAATGAGATAGTGCTACCCGTCTTCACGCTATCTAGGAAGCCCTTACTATTCTCTTGCACTTGTAAGTAATCAACAGTTGCGTCCGTTACAGATTGCACCAAAGCCCATTCTCCGTCAGGGGTAAAAATCCTGCGTAGCATAGGTATGCTTCTCATTCCTTTGACTTTTCTTTCAGTGCCTGTGACATCTAGTGTNGTATCACTCGGCATTCTATCGACTAAGCCCTCTGCGTAGATACGCACGTAACCGGAACGACTGATTTGTGTGATGGTAGGAAGGTTGTCGTCATCCCATCCGGATAAGGCCACTATGCTACCATCATCGCTCGTGTTCCCGTAGATTGTCTCTCTGAGATTCAATATATTACCGTTAACGAAGTCCTCTACAATGATAGTCCCATTGTGACCATTTGCAGACTCTATGGCGGACTTGAAGTTCTTGTTGAAATTAGTATACCATTGAGCGGATAATGGATTGATGTTTCCTTCGGTATTGCCGATGACGACTTGACCACTACCATTCAAAGCACCAGTGGCGAAAGTGTTGGTAATATCTACAACGTAAGTCTTGGCTGTACCACGGGCGTCTGTTATGGTATAGCCCCTATTCGATGTTTCGTCAACAGGCCAAGCACCTGATGGCATACTGGAGTTTGATGCTATACGCCCTGTTCCTTGCGTAGCAGCGTCTATCTTGTTGATGCGTATCGCAACTACATTGTCTCCGTCTTGAAGGCGCTTATGGTACGGGCCTTCCACATCCCTGTCAGGTGGATAGAAATCCTCCGGTCTCCTACCTACTGGATTGGGAGCCCATGTATGTGCAGTCATTGTAGCGTCAATGTGCAGTTTCATACTGTTGCCTGGAGAAGGGAATGTACCTCTGCTCGGGTCGTTGAAGAACTGGTTGGAGAAGATGGGTATCTCTACCATCGCTCTAGTGCTTGCGTATTGAGTACCTAGTTGGTAGTCATGTGATACACTACTGAGTGTGTGGAGCAGCCTGTCATTGATGGTGGTACCATCGGGCACTATGCTGTCCTCATCGAACTTGTCGTCTATTACTATAACGTCCCCCACAGCCAAACCAGTGCTTGACTGCCATGCAGCAAAACTGTCTAGGTCTATACCGTTAGAATCTTTGAAACGCCCTGTCCCCACATCGCCTGTGCCTGAGTGGAAGTAGAACTTCCTAACAGATAATTTGTAATACTCAAAATTAGCCCCACTTGGGTGATAGAATCTGCCTCTAGGACCGAAGTTAGCGCCAGGGTCGATTGAGTCAGAGTTGTTGGCGAAACCAGTATTGTTGTTGAGATTGATTATCTCCACGTGGTAAGTGCTGGAGTTGTCTATCGCTCTGATTCTCGCCCCACCATCTCTCCTAGATGACCAACCAAGTCGGCTTAGGGTACTCTTGTCCCACGTAGGTTGTGTGAGGACAGCCCCTTGTCCAGGCCCACCTAGGGTAACGCTTACCACAGGAGCGTCAGGTGATACCTCTTTGACTATGGTAGAGTCCGGTGCACCTTCTCCGCTAAAGTCAGCCTCCATAGAAGCGACATCATCCATGAGTCCTCTAGCCACCATAGCAAGACTCGAACCTGCATCAGACTTGGTTTCCTTGAAAGAAGTGATACGCCCCCTTGTGATGAGAAACTCGGTCGAAAGCAACAGTGGGTCATTAGGGGTGTCTATGGTTTTCAGTAGAGATAGTGAACGTGCCCTGTTGGATGGTTGTACTACAACAACGATGAACGGACCCTCTTGGTAATTAGTGATGACGTCGAAGACCTCGAAGACACGGTTGACTAGATTGGCTGGGCCTTGATTGCCTGATGTGGGGCTTAGGGCGAACTCATCATCTGTGTCTATGAGGCTTTTTCCTATTGATGTATTAGGCCTCATTATCATTTGATGATACACAGAGGAGTGAGTGCTGTCTGAGGTATGGGACGACTCGATACCCACAGGTGGGGACTGGGGGTCATCAGTAGCCAATCGAGGTGTGTAATTAGAAGGAATCATGCTCTTGTCTAACTCTACCTCGAACAAGGTTCCTCCAGTGTTGTCTCCTGTTAGTGCGTAGTTGGACATCTCAACAGGCACAGCCCCCATAGAACTGACAGAGAACGTCACTAGGCCACCAGGCGCTTGGAGTTTCTTACCACCGGATATGGCAGACGCTATGGTAGCAGCAACCCTCTTGCTGTTGATGAGCGTCCCTCCAGCAGGTACAGTCTTCTGTACTAGCAAACATGGGCCTGACGTGCCCATGGTATCACCAGTCAAATCGATGGCGTTGTAATGAATCTCTACTAGCGGGAAGTCAGCATCTCCGGTTTCTAACACCGCTACTCGGGATTCTGTCTCGGGAGTGAGATGCAAATTATACACGTCGTCAGTCTGTACGACACCATCTATTGGGTATCCTTTCAACAAGAATGGACGCACATCGAAACCAGCACCACCTATCGCTATGATGGAATCCCTATCGGGGTCTAATGTACTCAGTCCGTTTCTTATCACTTGCTTGGCAGTGCTGGATGTCACTATGGTGTGAGGGCTAGCCTGACCACTTGACTTGAAAACTGAGATAGGAGTGTTTGTACCTACTTGTTCTCTCAAGCCAATACTATTCCCATCAAACGATACATCAATCAAGTCGGCTAATCCATCCATGGTCTGAGTGACAGACTCCTTACCGTCAGGAAAAACTCTCAAGAAGTCATGACCTGCCACATAATTGAGACAGTGTCGAGCAGTGTGACCTACTTGGAACCTATTTTTCACACCCCAATTTCCACTGGAAACTGTGAAGGGATTGCCACTCTTGTCTATGCTCATACGGCGGTTGTACAGATATCCGTGAAATCCGTTGTTACTCTCGTCACGGACTATTATACCCGTGGTATCTATGCCTTGGCTACCTAGCCCGTGTGTCTGTGTGAAATCGTCAGTACCTGTATCAATGAGTATGTCTGACTTGACAAGCACGCAAGTGCTGTCATTGGCTAGGTTGTTTGTGGAGTTGAATGCAGTGCGTCCGTGCAACACACCACGTAGGCCGGTGTCGGTAGAGGTCTCGAAATCTAGGTGCACACTGTTGACTGTTATCCTATTGGCGGTAGCGTTGAGTTGGGTTATCCTAACTCTCTCTGGTGGTTTGTTGTTGGGCTTCCCTGTCTTGATGTCAGTGCCTGTAGGGTTAATGATTAGGTTCCAAGGGGTGTGGTCAATGTCTATGACCTGCGCTCCACCACTGTGAGTGTTAGCCGTTACCTTGTACTTACCTAGGGACGGGACGTTGTAAACTCCAGTGAAAGTACCACTCTTACCGCTAATAGTTCGATACATGCTTTGTATTTGGTCACTGTCGAATACTATCACAGAGGCACCTGCACTAACACCCGACTTGATATGATACACTGTCTCATCAACGTCGATGTCTTCCTCGAAGCGCCACAATCCCAAGGTGCTGTCGTCCTTCACGAATGGGAAGAGATTGACAGCCGTTGTGTCTACTCCTCTCCTCCAGTGCACGCTTTCGATATAGCCTCTGAATTGCCCACCCTTACCACCTATGATGAAATCAGAGGCTGTGACATTACAAGTGACTACTTGATTGATTTTAGTGGACGCTACGGTCTCCCCGTTGATGAGTAATGATATTCTCTGAGGTGTGAACACTCCAGCGATGTGTATCAACGGTGCACTGGTACGACTTACGTCATCATTGCTTAGTGAGGAGTGTGCTTTGACAGGGAAGTGTATACCCCCATCACCACCAGTTATGGAGGTGGCACTATCTACCCGATAGGTTGCCCTTCTTCCTTTGGTGTCTTGAGCACTGACTGTGAAAGATGCACTGCCTGGCTCTTTGATACTACCTAGAGTGAGAACGAATAGGTCATCCTTGCTTGCTACTACTCCCCCATAGTCAGGTCGTACCCATGCTTCCACTGCAAACCGATTTAAGTTGCGTAGCGTTTGTGGGACGGTCATGCCCTCTTCGTGTCTTCTCCCGAGTAATGGTCTGGAGGAACGTCCCTCACCAGCGCCGGCCTTGGTGGTTATGCCAGTGGACGAGAAGTCAGTGATGGAACAAGTTATCGAGTCACTGACACCATTGAAGTAGAACGCGTTGCTCTTCTTGCCTATTACCGTCATCTCAGACCCCCGCTATCAGGTCTAATGGTTGGAATGTTAGAGTAGCATCGTAGGTAGTGTCACCTGCGTTATACTTGAACTCCAATGATGTGACCGTACCCCTGATACCGGTGTATTTGCTTGTTGGGTCGAACTCTATTGATGAGTTTTGGGTGTTGCTAGCAGCATCCTTATTCCTATTACCAATTCCCGTGGCGTAGATGAAGTTCTTACCAGTGTAAGACTGAGGAGTGGAAACAGCAGTAGCGCCGACAATGGAGTCTGAGAATGAATTGTAAGGAAGTTGTAGGCCAACTATGTAATCGCTATCTGTTGTACCCATCAAGTCAAAATTGCCTTGGATGTTAGCGACTCCAATATCTGTACCTCCTACGGCACCCAAGACTGTGTTGTTGATGACAGAGCCTATCAAGTTCTGTACCTTGTCACCCGCAGAGAAACAGTCCTGTGCCTCCCCTCCTGAGAAGAGAGAGATGGTGGGTTGCTTTGTGGTTCCGGAGGCTGTGTAGATGGGTGATTGTGTTATATCCCCCATTCCGCCTTTGTTGACGTTAGTGAGCACTAGACGGCTCTTCTCACTACCAGTGTCTCTAAGCGACTCCTCTACCTCTGCACTGAACAATGCAGCGAATGTCGAATTAGAATTGATACGCGCTTTGAGTAATGCAGCCAAAGTGGTACCTTTGTTGTCTGACATGTTGTCTACCCTCACTCCCATATCAGCAGCACTAGTACCACTATCAGCACTGTCTTGCAAGGTGATAGTGAGAGTGGTCTCTGTACCGCTGGAGTTCAGCGCATGGAAAGTGATGACTGAGCCTACTATGGTTGTCTTAGTCTCAGAACCACCATCGTCTGTTAGGAACCTCTCACGAGTAATAGGTGCGATTTCATTGAAGTCATCAGAGATTTGGAAATTGGCTATAGTCTGACTAAAGTCGATAGCGGCAGTAGCAGCCGTGGTTTCTGCGTTTGTTTGGGCACAATCATCATCTCTGATTACGCAGTTGAGTCGAATGGATGTCATGACTTGATTGATGTCCCCACCGAACCTCTCTCCAGTGAAAGGTACAGGGAAAGTTCTGACGTTACGGTCTATCTGTATCATGTAGTCAGTACAGTCTAGAGCGACGAGTTGCTTGTCACGCCTCACCAAACGGACTCCTAATCCAGCCATCAGAATCTACCTCTCGTTGGGGCTCCACCCTGTCTGCGTAGTTCTTGAGTCAGCATGTCGCCAATCTCACGAGCCAGTGCACGCTTGTCCGTCCTGTCAGTAACGCCAGCGACATTGATGTTAAGTGTGACAGAACCGCCACCACCGCCTAGTTGGTCGTTGGGTACTATGTTGCCCGAACTTCCAGGCACGAACATCTCTGGACCCTTCTCTCCTACTATGTATGGTCGCCCTCCTGCCACAGGACCTCCTTCTGCTTTGAAAGGGTTGTAACTGGCGATTGTATCGACCATTCCACCACCAGGCATGTCAGGCATGTCAATATCGAACATGGATGTCAGTGCGTCTTTCTTCTCCTCGAGCCATGACATCAAATCGTTGTATTGTTGATAGATGAAAGCAATCGAGGCAGTAATAGCACCGCCTATGGCGTCAGGTATTCCTAGGAACCAGTTTAAGATATCAGAACCTAGACCTATTGCTCCATCTTTCAGCCACACAAGACCATCCCATATATCATCTCGCCATCTGTAAATGGCGGCAATAGTGAAAGCAAGGGCTGCTATGATAGCAGCAGGGATGGCTGCAACTCCGAGTAAGAAGAGTCCTACACCAAGAGCGATTGCAGAGAGGACACCGACAATGATGGCTTCAAAGGTACCCATAGCACCACTAGCGAATGCGACAAGGCCGTATATTCCTGCGGCAATCAAAGCGAAACCAGCAATGAAACCAGCCTTTGTTGCTGCGGCTATTACCTGCCCCCTAGCCATGACGAGTCCGAATCTTACTGCGATAGCGTTGATTTTACCAATGATAGACACACTAATGAAAGAGAATAAGGGAGCCAAGGCTGCAAACTTTAGCATGGCTCCGGCAACGAAAGCAGTAACGACAGCAATGGCTGACATCATACCTGCATGGAAACTACCAGTGGCTTGTTCCACACCGTGGAATGCAGTACCTGCTAAACCTAGAGCAGCAGTGAGTATCGCCATCTTTGCACCGAACAGGCCAAGCACCACTAAAGCCAGTGCCCCAGTGCCAATTATACCACTGAAAATACCACCGTCCCCTTCACCAGACATGGCGAACAGCAGACCATTGACGGCAGTCTCTAACAGGAATACCCCGTCTGCCATTGCTACTATTGGTGACTCAGTGCCTTGCATCGCTAGACTGAACAAACCTATGCCAATAGTGAATGCAGCCATGAGACTTGTTAGAGTCCACAGAGTAGCCCCTAGACTGACGAAACGCATTGCTAAGGATATAGCGTGTTTGTTGGAATCAGTCTTCTTGTCGTTTAGGAATTGGAAGAGTTGACCGGCTTTTTCTAAACCGATGTTGTTAGCGAGAACAGTATCATTCAATATACCACTCGTGATAGTAAGAGCCTCTTGGGCTTTGGTGATTTGTGTTTGGTCTTTGTATAGCCCAGCAGATGCTTTGGCGAGCCTACTGACACTTTGTCCCAACAGTATCGCACCACCAATGTGGGTAGCGTAAAACGCATTCTTCAATTTGAGTGTCGCTCTCTCTACTTGGTCGACTTGTCTGCCTAGACCCTCGAATGCGAAACGGGCATCATCAATCTGCTTTGACATCACCAACTCTCCTTACTAAATGGCATGGGCGCACCCATGTCTGTACCGGCGACTCCCATCTTAGAATTAGAGGATTCGGTCTGCTTCCGTTGTTGCTCGCCCTCATGCTCTGTAACGGCTGCCGCCCAACAGAACATCATCTCGAACTCTTCGGGGCTGAGAGAATCTATTTCTCGTAGACTGAGGGAATAATGTCTCATGACGAAATATATCGCTGAATCGATATTCATCCCCATATCACTTTTACCTTTACCTTTGAGAAAATCACCTATTGTGCTTATCCTTCCAGCCCATCTTCCAAAGGGCCTGCCACCAAGTCCTGTGGTTGTGGTAGATATGTTGTGATTCGGGTGAGTATATCCGGCTGTAGTGCCAGTATCTGTGCTTTCGACATCTCGGGTTCGGTACGCTCTATACACTTGAAGAGCATGTATTTCCAGTAGCCAGCGAGGTCAATCTCTACACTACCGCTGTTCGGGTCTATGTTGACTACTTCTCTGACTGCTTCTTGCATCTCTAAGAATGTGAGGTCCTTAACCCACACCTTAATGATGCTGTCGTCGCCTACTGCGACATGGCGTTCTTTGCTGGCATTGCTAACCAGTAGGGTGTTTACATCTTCAATTACTTTCTTGTTGTTCTCCTGACTCACTTACTTCGCCCTCCAGGGCATTCTCTTCGCTTGAGACTGCCTCTTCCGAGGGGGTCTCTACAGACTCGTCAGGAGCCTCGTCAGAGGGGCCTGCATCATCTGCTTCCAGGCGGGCGATGAGTTCCGCCTTGGTACCTCTGACTGTCAATGCACGCTCTTCTAAGATAGCGCGCAATTGAACTACAGTCATCGACTCGTAATCAGTGGTGTCAGCAGTTGCTAACTCCTCAGGGAATGGGTTACCGTCAGTTGCGGCAGCCTCGGGATTGAAATCTATTACTTCCTCGACCTCAGATATAACTTCTTCAATAATTTCTTCAACAATCTCTGTAGCATTCTTATCAACGTCCCATCCAGGGTGTAAACTCCATCTTCCCATCTTTATTCCTCAACTGTGTAATAGTGAATCGTACGCTACAACCTTGACGTGGCGTGGGCGTATCTTCAACTCACTTCTAATGACTCCCTTATCTTCAGGGATAGGTAGTGGTGCCTCAGCGATGATGTAGTCGTCTATGATGACTCTGACTTCTTCTCTGGTGGGCCCTGCCCCTCCTTTGACTAGATGTAGTGTGATAGGCTCACTGTACCCCTTGGCTCTGTTGGTTCGGAACTCATGCCATAGCAATGGGTCACTGACCAGTATCTCCATATCGCACTCGTACTCTACAGCGCCTTCGACGCTGAGTGTGGGGTTTCTGCTACCTGCGANAGGTATCTGCTCTAATGATGCACCAGTGCTGTTCCTTGGTTCTATGTTTGGATTAGTCCCTATGACTCTGTGCGTAGCGATATTGTTGTTACCGCTCACCTTGAACTTGGTGACCTGCGCTAGATTTGAGCCGAAGGCTGTGATTGTGCCATTGTAGAAGAAGAATGGTTTCTCAGTGTTAGGAGCAAATACCGGCAATCTTCCTCTCCTTGGGACCGTTAGCGATGTTCTCGAACATTCTGTGTGCTGTGTATCGGTCACCGAGCGTTACTGGTCTCTAGTCTACCAGTATCAGTGTAACACATGAGAGCGTCGAAGTCTACTTTCAATTTGACCTCTGCGTCAGCATCAGCCGTCATCTCCCAAGACTTGACCTTACAGCCTTTGTATAGCCTAGTGAGTTGTTTTGAGTCGGCAGCGTTGCCTGGAAGATGTAACGTATTTGCACTACTGTCTAATTCGTCTGTGGTGGATGAGCCTACGTTCCTGTTTCTTATGCTGGTCTCTATCGAGAATGATGGTTGATGCCACATGCTCCACATGGCTCTTGATTGTCTGTTGGTGATAGTACCGAAGCCAGCATCAGTAGTAACGAAGTCGGGGCTGCCGTTAGAAGAACCGTCGTCACACGCTAGATACTTGACTGTCTTTCCTGCAGCGTGGTCGAAGCAGAAAGGGTCGTCGACGTATATTCTCTTGAAGTCTGAAGTGTTATCGACTGCAATGACTCTCCTTATCTCGTTTCTCTCACTAGAGTGGAATTGAGTCTGTGCACCAGTCCACTTTGTGCGTGAAGTTGGTTCTTGAGCATAGGGGGTGAGTGTCTCTGCCGTGTCTATTACTACTACGTAATCACCAACCGCTACATTGGCTATATCGCTTATGCCATTGGCGAATCCAACGTAGGAATCTCCCATACCTATTGCGTTGGCAACCGTACCTAGAGTCCCTTCTACTGCCGATGGAGACGCTATAGCCTCGTTGCCTAGAGCGTAATAGAGCCAACGTGCACGTTGCATCATAGTCTCGAGAGAGCCGCCCTCGTTGCTTATCGACTGTGGTTCTTGCACGACTACTTGTCTGCCAATGCCGACTACATGTGAGCGTAGTACCTCTACTTTGGTCTCAGGTAGTGCGATAGTGGCTGCCAGTCCCACGAATTGGTCTGCTAGCACCCTCTCGTCACTGCCCTTTGCTTGANCGTGAGATTTCATGTTCGGGTCTATAGTGGGAGCACCTAATGCCTCNATGTAAAGTTCGTCACCAGTACCTGCAGCCAAACTGCTTGCACCAGTGATTGCGGGAGTGACGACTATCTCTTTCAAAGAGGCGGCGTCAATAACTCCGTCTGCCCCTATCCCGTTTGATACTATGGTGAAGAGTGAGCCTTGGTTGTAGTCGTAGTCCTCCCAAGTGGCCGTTGCTGACTTGATACGCAATCGGCAACCCGCTAGAGCACCCACTGGGTACTTCAGATAGCCGTCTGAATCGAAGAAGCCAGCGGTTGAACCACTGAAACTTATTCTTGTGGTGTCCGTGCTATCATTGCCGGACCCTCCAGCGCCTGTAGTCGGCGGCCCAAGTAAGCCCCCCAAACGCTCCTTTGCTTAGCACTATTCCTGTCTCGTGGCCGAGGGTGACCTCAGCCAAATCACCCTTATACACTGTCGATGGCATCCTGTATCACCCTACGCGATTAGTTCACTAAAGATAACTATTTCTACTTGGAAGGTCATTCTGTGCAAATGTTTGGTCCTATCTGACAAATCTGTCCTTGTTTTGAATAGCATCCTATCGAAGTTAATTGCATCGCCTTTTCTCTTCGAGTGAACGATACGGCGTATCTCATCTTCTATCTTCATTAATTGGTCTCTGCCTCTCACGGTACGGGCATCTACTGTGATATTGATACGTGTGTGAACGAAGTCATAGAACACCTCAGGTTGCTCCTCATTGTGGGCTGTCTCATAGAGGAACACTCCATCACTGCGGTTGAGGTCAAATCTCTTACCTCTGCCTGGTTCTAAGGTAGTGATATCCATTATCACAGGTTTTCTTTGGTCTGTGTTCCCTCTGTTCCAGTTGTCATCTAAGACGGATTGCATAATTGCTACTGATTCTTTTGCCATTCTAATCACCTAGTTCCTTACGCTTGTACGGGCCGTTACGGGCGTGCCTCTGTGCGAGCATGACGATACGGTCGTAACGCTCGTCTCCAGGCTCAAGCGCCTTCTTGTCTTTCCGTGAGATTATCTCGTTGTCATCGTTAACGTCGCAGTCGTCTATTTCTGCCTGTTCTATCAAGAACATTCTAGACTCTGAGGTAGGTACCCATATGCTCCCCTCTCTCAACATGTGGACGAACTCTTCGCCCACTAACTCAGCCACTGATGGAACCTCAATCAAGAGTCATCACTTCCATGTATCGTGGTAGAGTCTCAGCGACTTGCGTCTTGAACAGTTGATACTTAGCACCGAGGTCTATGTTAGTAGTCCCTTCAGGCATGAGAACGCTACGGTCATCAGAGAGCAACAGGTCCATTGCTACCATCTTGGTACAGATGTCTTCAATCGCTTTTTCGACGTACCGCTCTCCATACACATAAGAACATTTGACTGAGTTCCACTGGAAATAGGGGTATGTATTATTAAAGTAGATAATACCTAGGTCATAGTCGGCCCACCAATCACGAAGCCTAGCCTCGTCACCAGTACCACTGCCAAAGTAGTCTATCTTGAGTCTGTATTGAGTGAGAACAGTACCATTTGACACCGAAGCCAAGAGCCCGCTACTAGCGAGGTCAGTAACACCATTGAGTGTGGTATCGGTTTTACTTGTGTAGTAAGCGCATTTGACAGAAGAGCCTGTGCCTGTACAAATGATGCCGAAGGGAGCCAATGAAGAGGTGTCGGCCATGGTGATGGTTTGGTTACCGGCATGTGCACTAGTGACAGTCACTGTCGTATCAGTCAAGTTTGTTGCAGACATGGCTGTAAGATTAGTGAGACCTAGAGTGGCGTTTTCACCAGCCTCACCACGGTTCATGCTAGTAATTTTCAATTTTGAATTTCCGTAATCAGCGTTAGCAGAAGCCATAAACTCATGATGAACGTTAGCAACAGTGCTGCCGCTACTCGAAGCAGAGGTCTCAAGAGAAAACGAAGGAGAAAAGACGATAGCGTCCTTTTTTCTTCTGAGGTCTTTGTTGATGAGGTCCGCCAACTGTTGAGCGGCGTTAACACCATCGAAATCTGCACTCCATTTGTTAGAGGTTGAACCCACTTGCAGGCTAGCCACCCCACCACCTCCTGGGCAGAGGAATAAATAATCGTTGGTAGTCAAAGCGCTGTGGTCTAAAATCTGTAAGCGGGCTTCTGCAGTACCTACCTCTCTATATTCTTGACCTTGCCATATTTCTAATCTGAGAATCTGCTGTACATTGCGAAACATCAGCGGGACGGTACCTACGTAATCAGTGTAGTACCTGCGCCTGTAAGGTTTGTAGGTATCGAAATTAAGATACTCTGCAGTTTGGAGCATAGGTCTCCATGAATTGTTGCATAGGTTGTCTATCTTGTCTTGCATACGGAGAATCATAGTCTCTACAGCCCTGCGTGTCACCCCACGCCTCTTGCCATTTGTGAAAGATTGTAGGTTCTGTACGGTCGCATTGTCGGCCGTGTCGTAATCTCCTGTAGTACCACCAGACCAAGATAGAACTACATTAGTGCCGTCTCGGGCAACGCTGGTTAGTGTGACAGTCTCGCCTAGTTCAGTATCACTCGCTAACTCGACCTCATCGCCTACCTCGAACCCTACAGTTCTTTGGTCTGCGGGGCTTATAGAGCATGAGGTGCCGCTTGTGTTGGTGTCTGCTACCAAATATACGGGGTCAGGTAGGGGTATCTGTAGTATATCTGCTACTTTCTGAGCACTGCTGTATATTACTTGGTCAGGAAACAGAGGTCTAGGCTCTCGCTCTCCTGTGTTGAATACTACTGGCACTAAGCACCCCTCCCCATTGGGTGCCAGCCTTCGGGGTCATTAGGGTCATACACTCCAGTCTTAGAGTTCACCATGACATTGCTAGGATTAGGAGATTGTGGTTTAGGTAGATGGGGAGCGTGTGCTTGTACTGGTTGAGGAGTCTGAGCATTCAGACGTTGCCTAGCCTCATCATTCTTCATTCTATGATACTCTTCAAGTGTGACAAATCTACCTGAGCCTTCAGGGTACTCACGCATATCTATCATGTTCTTGAGTAAGGTCCATGCACTATTAAATGCACTCATACTTTCACATCCACCTTACCTAAGTTATACTCCATTGGTTTAGAGCATGCGGCACAGCGCTCTAGGTAGCAGAAATGGAGCATGCCGCAATGTTTGCAGCGAGTTCCACTACCTATGTCAATCACGTCTCGTATATTACGAGAGCGTGTGTTCTGCTCAGTTATTTGGCCGGCGAGCCGCTCGCGCGGAGTTGCGTCCGTGCGAACAGACTCACCGGTTGCGTAATTCCATCCTTGCTTGGTTAAACGTCGGAGGTCCTCGGCGTCCATTGTGCTCACCATCAAGTGGTGACCACTACTACGTATAAGTTCCCCGCCATGAGATAACTGGTTACACCCTCTACGGCTTTGCCGTTGGTGTAGTCATCTAGGACTTTCTGTATGCCACCGGCTACAGACGCCCCTAACTCAATTGCCTCGTCAGGGTTAAACTCGAAAACTTTCACGTCAGTCATGGGGTCTTACCCCCAATCATCGGCGGCCCAGGATAATGAACTTTCCACCAACTGAAGCATTTTCCGTAAAGTGGCACGTGGTTCCCACGAAGCCGACGGGGTTTGCTTGTTCAGTCGCACTGTTGACAATGACGTCGAAATACAGAACCTCAGACAAGAAGTCCGAAGCGTCTATCGATGTGTCACCATCAGCAAATGTTCCTGTTAGTAGTAGTAAGTTCCCTAGTGTTGTTGGTCTATCATCAAATGCTATTGCCATATTATTCACTCTCCTCAGTCGGTGCGACCTCGGCCGCGAGTACTTCATCATCTCTCTCTAGCATCTTCGCTTTCGTGGCGCGAACACCGGACATCTCGACTCCGTGGTCAGCCAACCATGTTTGGATGTCTGCCTTGAGCCAGTTTGTGTCCGGTAGTCCGTCGCCATCGTCTTGCGTAAACGTGACTCCTTCGTAGTCGTCAGTTATCTGCCAGTGTGTGTCTTTGAAGGCACCGCGACGCTCGTCCAACCATGCTTGGGAAACCTCGACAGGCGTGTGCCTATCATAGTGGCCGTACTTGGTACGTACGGTTCTTTCAGGTCCTCTCCAAAGTATTGTCGGCATACGAGGTCACTCCTTAATCATGCCACCAAGAGCCAAATCGTAGCGTTTGCAGTGTCATCGGTAGTCCCGTCTGCGGTTGCTTCACAGTCTGCGGTCAATACTAGACCACTGAAACTGACAGCGAGATTCGCTGTAGCGTCTTTGCTGTGAGCAAGGCAAGACAGGATGACGTTAGCCCCACCACTTAGTGTGATGGTTTCCGCCTCTGCCAATGCGCCTAGAGTTAGGCATACCATGCGTGGTTGCATTCTGTTCGTACCGTCAGTCTGACGGGCTGCGAAAGATGTCAAAGCGCCTGGGTATCCAGTAAGCCATGATGTATCATCTTGGTCACCTCCCGCTTGTAGCGGAAGGTCTAGGTCAACCGCAATAGTTGCGGATGCACTCGTTGTGTAGGTTATTCCTCTGTGTGTTGTTGCTGCCATATCATATCACCTCTGTTATCTCTCCACCAACCTCATGCAAGGTCACGGATTGAACCTCCTGCACCGAAGAAAGAATCCCATACCTCACCCATGGTTCGGTAGAGTCCCTCTTGTCCTAGTCTGTTGATGGCGAATGGGTCACCTGTTTCGATACCCGACTCGAAATACTGAGTTGGGATTGCGGTCTGGAACCATAGGTAGTCAGTATCGAAGTAGTAAATCCTCGAGATACCCGATGTGTCCTGCACTACGTCCTTGGAAGGAATGATTGGGACACCGTTGTAGGTAGCCACAATGAATCCAGCCTCTATACCTGGAACACCCTTTACACCGTTGTAGGTTGGGGTGACCCTCTTGGACTCCATGAACCTTTGCTGGCTCTGTAGGAGTTGCTGTACACGCATTAGGGTATCATACCCAGTCAGCATGACCTTGGGGTTACCACCACGCTTCCAAATCTGCTGGAACAATCCGTCCAGTTGATTTAGNCTTAGGTTCCTGTTAGTGTTGGCTGCGGAAGACACGTCTACCTCAGCACTGTGGAAGTCTGCGCTACCATCACGAGTGATGGAGTACAGGTCGTGGTCTGTGGTTGCGCTCACGTGACCTGTGCCTGTTGTCATCGAGTCAGGGTCTGTGGTCAGACGGTCTAGTGACTCGAGGTCGTTAAGGGCTGGGGTCTCCACATCTTCTAGGAGCATCCTGTTGATGTGGTCTGCGTGGTGCTTGCCCATTTCCTCTTTGAGGACCTGGCGTACGTCTCCAAGACCGTCATCCTTGTCAGATAGGAACATGCTTACTTCGCTTAGGTCGAAAGCGTGTCCAATCGTCTTTGGCTTTGCAGCCACGTGTAGGAAGTCAGGCTTGGTGGTGTCAGGCAGAGTAGCGTTTTCAGCCAGTCCACCGCCCACTGTGAAGGAAGGCTTGGAGGTAATGATTCTCCATCCACTTCTTTCCCAAGGCTTCTTTGGAAGGATTGAGAACGCGTTGAACTCTTGGTTCAGTTGCGACCAAACTTTCCTTCCGTAGATTGCTTGGTAAGTACCTGCAGTGGTGCTCATTAGCGGTGCATCCGCTTTGAGTATGTCTCCACTGCTGTATGTGTACCCAGTCGTTGCGGTACCACCGTAGTAGTACCTTTCCATATCTTGTATTGTTCTTACGTAATTACGTGCCATATTCAGTTGCCTCCTTGTAGGGCTTTTCCAGCCATCCTGTGGACGTCGTCCCATGACATCTCTGCCATGTCTCTAGTCTCAGGAACTGTCATCATTGGAACACTTGCAGACTTCTGTATGTCTTCGCCTTCGGAGGTCGAGAAGGTCTCGATTCTCTCACCTAGAGCGATAACAGCCTTCTGTAGGTCTGCTAGTGGACCGCGAGCGTCGAACTCTGTTCGTGACTTCTCAGTCGCGTCTGCGGAAATCTCCTTTTGGAGTCTCATGGAGAACTCGTTACCAAGTTCAGTCTTGAACTTCTGCTCTAGAGCAGCAGCCTTGTAGACTTGGTATGCCTCTTCAATCTGAGAGGGGGACACTGCTTCAGGGGAAATGTAGTCGTCAGCCTTGATAACGTTCTTGTTACCGCTTCCGCCAGCGCCCATATCCATCTTCGGCCTCTTGCCCGAGTCATCCTCACCGGCTCCCTCTATGCTGCCCTGACCTCTGTGGTCAAAGCCGTGCTCTCCAGGGGAGTATCCTTTCTCTACCCCTTCAAGAGTCTCTTCTAGAGAAGACCTTGCAGCCACTGGGTCGTACCCAGCGGACTTAACAGTGGTCTCTAGCCAGTTAAGATAGTCTGTCGAGATAACATCATCTAGGTCGTCAGATGCTTTGTACATCTTATCATCCTTGCTTGTCTCGACTTCCTCCTTTTCCTTTTTCTTGTCGTCTTTTTTGTCCATTGCTTTCTCTGCGTCTTCCGATTTCTCCGACTCTTCGGCAGCCTTTACAGCAGCCTCTGCTTGGTCGGCATCGTCGAGTCTCTTAGAGAGCCTCTCCAACACATTCTGCAACTCATTCATCGTTTCACTTTCGTCACTCATGTTTTCACCTTTGTTTGTTGTTGTATCCTCCTTTAGGATTCTAAATTGGGCTTCAGGATTGATGCCCTTTTCGCAAATGGTCACTTCGTGCAACTCCATGCGGCGTATTTCACGATAGTCACCTCGGGTGCCATCATGTTTGTTGACACGCTCGAAAGCCTGCCCACCGATGGAGAACGACTTTAGGTTCCCCTTGCGAATCTCTGCTGCTACTTCTCGTGCCTTCTCTATGTCACTTCGTAGTTGGATGACAACGAACATTCCCGTGTCATCGACTTCCGACTTCCATACTCGGCCACCAGTATCAGTGTAGTTAGGGATTACCTCCCCTACTTGTATGTTAGAATGTGCTAGTTGGACGTTTCTGAATCCTGGAGATTTCATGAACTTGCCGAAAGCGTCCTTCAATGCGTTCTTTGTGATTAGGTCTCCTTGCTTGTCAACCATCTCAACAGACGCATAACCTGCTACGACCAATTCAGAAGACCTAGATTTCAATAACACAGGTTCGTCAATAGGAGCCTGCATCATAAGCATTAACGCACGATTTTTTTCTAATCCTACTTAAATCCCTATGATGAAACTGGAAGTTTTAAGTGTTTATTGTCTTTTTCTTTACGAGATGTTGAGAATCTTGGACAGTCTTCTGCTTTGTGTCCCATGCCTTGCCCACAGTCCTCTCCTATCTTTGCTCCACACCAGCAATCTCCACCTTTCTTTTGTCTATGACTTGGGTCATGGTCAGGAAGATTGTGCCCCTCAGTGTTCTCTGTTGGCCCACTGGGAGATTCGACAGGTGTGGCGTAGTCTATACCTAGTCCTTTAGGGCCAGTGAAAGTGGTCTTCTCTTTGAGTATGTTGTCCAAAGTCTCTAACGCACTCGTTAGTTGCTTGGCTAATTTAGGGTCTTTGAGTAATCTCTCGGCAGGCTTCAACACTTTCTTTGGCTTCTTGTCATGGTTTGCTGGAGGTTCCGGCACGACATTCGCCTTCTTCGCCTTCTTCGTTTCTACTTCTGCTCTTAGGAACACAGCAGCGAGAGGCTCCCAATACTCTCTCTGTGACTCAGCCAAAGTCTCTAAGTATGAATTAGGAGCGTCTATTGCCTTGATGATAAATGAGTGACCGTATGGTTCAGTGTCGTACACTACATGTCCTGACGGGAAGTCCAAATGCACGCTGCCCTTTTTCACCCTCACATTGTGAGGGACATCTTGATTCTTCTCGCCACTCAATATAGACAGAGTCTGAAGACTGTCTGTAGAACTGGCTTCTGCTTCCTTGAGATACTTGGCACCATGCAAGGTGAACACTTTGAGATTGTCACGCCCTTTCGCTGTGACGTTTGATGTCTTAACAGTGATACATTGACCAGGCTCTAGACCCTCTTTCACTAATGAGCCTACATCCATGTAATGCTCTCCTTTGAATTTCACAGCCCTGTTGCCCAAACGCTTGGCTTGGTCTTCCAATAACGGCCCTACTCCTAACAGACAGGCACCTCCTGTCTCTAGCACCATTACATCCAACTGATGCTCTTTGGTCATCAGTAGCCATTTGGGGTGTCTTGTCTCACCCTTCATGTAAGTAGAGTCTGCATCTCTCAGCATGACTTGCTTTACTCCCTTCTCCTTCATGAGGTCCTTGAGAGCCCTCTCCAAACCCACAGTATCCACCCTCTTCGTATTGATAGGTGCAGGTATGAGCACTTCCTCGGTCGCTGAAAAGTTGGCTCGAAGATGACGGACTCTGTCTTTTGTTTCAGTGTTGCCTAGGTCTTCATCGCCTGCCTTTACTATGTCTAGTATGTGAAGCACCTCTCCGTCCCATATACAATCAACCAAGAAACCTGCTTTGTGTGCNNCTCTTACNCCNTCTCTNACTTTNCTTGGNAAGGGTACGTTTTCCTTNTGTGTGTTGTAAGCCTGTACCTTACTACCCTTCTTGGATACCATGACTCTCTCTCCNTTCGGCCACGAAGAAATCACCCAGTCTCCGGATAATCCCTTGAAGCAATCTAGGTCATCGAGTGAGAAAATACGATGCATTGCCTTGACTGGTATGGGCTTCCCCTCGTCTTTATCGTCTTTGTAGAGTAAGTCTAAATCAGTCAGCACATCGAAAGACCGAAGTATTTCCCCACTACCACTCACGTTTTGCTGACCTGCTGGTACACTTTCAAAGTTGTCCAAACCATTAGGGGTGGCATCTATCATTGAGGATGTCATCCTATTCATTATCTCAGGATGGAAGTGAGTTGCTGACATAGGTGGGCCTGATGGTAAAGTAGTCACTCCTGACGGCATAGAACCCAGTGGTTGTTTTTCTGTCACTACACCAAAGTGTTGTTGTACCTGCTGGTTGAAAATAGAGCATGGTAGTTTGGACCGAGACAAATCTCCCCTACTACCAACTGAGACGGCACTTGGCTCGATTCTTGTTATATCCATCTTTTCATGCACGTTATCCCACCTTCCTCTGCAATGGAAGAAGTCAGCCAGCATCTCGAACTTCCTGTCTAGAGGCAAAGAGTCGTCGTAACCTGTCAAGGTATTCGCATGTTCGGGAAATGCTAACCTACCACTTCTATTTTTAGCCGTGGCTAAGTCTTTAGCAATAATTGACATTATACTTCTAGAGCCTTTAGGGGCATTGAACAATGCACTCCACTCATGAAACAACTCGTTCTGACTGACTGAGTTGCCCATCCTTGCTTTGAAGTAGTCCCTTAGTAGAATACTGAGTTGAGCACCTTTACCATACTCTGCTATCTTTCGAGCAGTATTGCTACTACCTTCCTTGTAACCCGCACCAGTATCATCAGGTTTCATCCAACCTACTGGATTCAAGTCTTTCTCATGGTGATTAACCCTCTTGAGATTCTCTAGATGGTCTGTAGCGTTTAGTTCCTTATGCTCCATCTTTGAATGTCTATCCCTCAACAATTCTAGTTTCTCTATGAGGTCGTCGACGTAGGTTGGGCCGTACATCTTCTTGAGCATGTCCAACATCTCCGAGTGACCAACCTCGGGGTCTAGGTAGTAATTGAGTAACTCATGACCGTCCACGTCTCTAGATGATGACTCCTCAGATACTTGCCTCAACGGGTGCGAATTTCTCTCTTCCTTGATGTTCTCATCTAGGTCTTCCCACATCTGTCCATCACCGCTGTTGTCCTTGAAGGTCCGCCTATCAGATATCACATATTTACTATACTTGGATTGAGATTGGTAATCATTGTATGTGAGATTGTTAGTCTTTGGGTCATAATCAAACCCAGCATCAGAGAGTTTTGAGACCCAATCTTCAATCTCACCTGAATCTCTCGCTGCCGGTATGACATTACTCATCACTCTTGCCAACAGGTCTTGGTCATCCCCCTGCATGAGATGATAGCCGGACTCTAACAATCTGTACATCATAGCACGCCTACGTGATAACTCTGCACCTCCAGACACTGGTAAGTCGGAGTGGATACGAAGATTCTCATCTTGGAACTTAGACATCTTATCTTTGAGAGATAAGTTTGAGTAACTGTCATCTGCTTCGGACGCCCTCAACGCATAATCGGCTAACATAATAGGCCATGAATGCTGTAACGCTTGGAACAAATTGACCTCGTCTTTGACTATCTGCATGACCTTGCCTGGACTGATACCTGCTCTGTAGTAGATGTCAGGCTCATCTTCCGACTCATACTCATTGCCTAGTTCTTGATGTGCTCTATGCTGGGCTTTGTCAGACAACTCTTCCGCAGCCTCATTGACTTGAGGTGTTCGGTATTCGGGCTGTGTAGGTGAATGCATCACGTGGTCTACCCATTGAGCAGCAAACTCAGCAGGGTGAGGGCCTAACGCGACAGGTTTACCGTCTTGTTGAATGATACATCTTTCAGGCACTTCCAACATCTGTTGGCTCATATAACGACCCGCATATCCTTCCTTCCCATCCAAACCTTTCTCACGTGGCTTTTCTTCAACATCAACTTGTGCATCATATTCACCACTGCCCAAAAACAAGGCTACGTTTAACGGTGTTGGTGTCTTACCAGTAGCCCTCTCTATTCGCTGAAGTGTAGGAGCGCGCTTGGTAGAATTAGGATGTAGTAGATTACTAGGGGTGAATATAGCCCTCTCCCCTGTATCAGAACCATGTGGTTCAAGTTCGAGATAGTGCTTGCCATTGACCTCCACTACTGGGTAGAAGTAATTTTGGGGGACGTTGTTCAGCCTAGATTGTATGGCTTCTCTCCAATGAGGCAACACCTTCGTTTTTTGAGGCTCCTCATAACCTAAAGTGTCAGAGCCACGTGGGCGACGCCTTCCTGTCACAGAGGTCATAGAGGCGAATATGTTGTGTAGCATACCTTCCTCAAAGAACTTCGACGGATGCCTAGCATAATTTTCAGGCACTGTTTTATCTTTGAGTGCTTTTTGTAGCATTTCGTAGAACGGCTCGGGGTCCTCAAGGACTGTCACACCATCGTGGTGTAGGGGTAGAGTCCCTCCAATACCCCAAAGACTGGCTCTCAGTTTCATCATGAAGGTGCGCTCTATCTGCGTTTCCTGCTCAGCCCCTTTCCTATCAATACGGTTGTGTGAATAGGAGCCAGTTATCCTAGAAGACTGAGCGGAAGCCATACCACAACCGTCCTCTAATTGGTCAACTCCGTTTTCTCTCATGTTATTGAGGCGCATGTTGGCCGTCAATGATGGGTGATGGGTGTGTGTATTACGAGAAGGTCTCTTACCTGAGTAGAACATCTTACTCATACCAATGAGCCAAGACTGCAACCCCATACCTTCATTCGTCTGACCGTGCCTAACTAAATTATCAAGAGATTCTTTACCTTTGGGCATCTTGTCTAATAATCGTGCCACTGCCTTATCACGCCACAACTTGTACGCCTTCGCTTCATTTGAAGCACCTTCTCCTGTGAATTGAAAACCCTCTACCATTCTATCGATTGGCATGACATCTTGTATGGTCAACATCCTCACTGCTGACTCATCAGGAGTCATTAGAGAGTTCTCAGCGAATACTCCCTTGTCTGCAGGTATGTAGCCAAGAGAACCCTTTGCTTCATCTTCGCCTAAGTTGACACGCCTCAACGCTTTCAAGGAACCACGCAAGTCTGTAGCATGACCGTTCGTTTGCATCTCCCCATCATCTAGAAGATTGCCAGTATGAGTGATGAGAGCATTTCTCAAAAGGTCATCCACCTCTAAGGTATCTTCTTTCCTTCTCTCTTTTGCGTTAGGGTTGAACGTAGCCTCATCACTGCTTTGGAGTTGAGCCTCTGTGAATTGCTCTTCAGGGAAATTAGTATCTAACAACTCTGAAAGTATAGGCAGTTCGGAATTGCCTCTGATTTGACCAACTCCCAAACCACGTTGCATTACTGTATCAAACTCTTCACCTAGTTCTCCTAGTCCTAGTATGAACTCCTTGTATCCTTTATCGCCTGGTTTCTTCATACTTCGCCTATCTGATATGACGAAGTTTTCAGGCTCTAAGGCTCTATACTCATGTGGGTATCTCTGAGCGTTAATCGCTATGGTGTCTTGCGACTCCTTGCCGAGACCACCTTTAGCGGTATGTCTAGTGTGATGAGGGAACAATGGCATTTTCTTGAGGCCCTCTTTGATACGTGCCATCAATGACTTCTCACCATTGCTAGAGTCTACATCATCTACAGGGATGCTCTCGTAAGCATCTATCCAAGGACTCAGAACTTTGTGGTTNGAATCTCTCCTTCTCAAATAGGTAAACGGTTCGGCACTGTGCCCGCCATAATCCAAATCAGCAAAATGTCTCGCTTTTCTATGTTGAGCGGGTGTTATGACTTTTTCTTGAACTGCGACATCAAGTGCTTTCTGAACATCTGATATAGACTCCATAGGCAAATCGGGTATGTCAAAATCATCATTCCATCTTTGGGCGTATCGTGCTTTGAAAGGTTGGTAAAGACCACTCTCCGCAGTAGAGAATGTTTCCTTACTGTGCAAACGGACTCTATGTGACTCTTTCAATATACGACGGAATANCATCTTGTAAATCTCAGCATCTGCGTGACGAATCACTGGTTGCACGTGATTATGTGATACGTTCTCAGGACCAGTAAAGAAATTAGCCGCCGACTCTTTGTTGACCATCCGCATCTGTTTGATAAAACGCCCTAACTCTACACCAGAGAACCCCTGCCCCTTCACTCCATCTGAAAAGATGTCATCATCAGCAAAATGGATGAGTGGAGTTTGAGGAACGCCGTCCTCATTTCTATTGTCATCGTCTACGTACAACTTGCTTTCGTAATCGAAACCATTCTCATGTTCCGGCATTAACTTCCTTAGTTTCCTTGTCCCTCTCTCACCGTCTGACTCCGGCGGTAAATCGAAATCTCTCAAGTGATATTCAGCACAGTGCTGGTAATATGCTTGTGCTGCACTGACAGCCTCATCGAATGGTAAAGCCTCCAAACCCATCTCAATTGCGAGATTGCCGTGTTGCTTATTCACATCCCTCAATGTATCGTAATCTTCGCGTGTTGCAATCGAGAGATAGCCGCCGAGGGACCTCTTACCCGTTGGGTCGTACAGGTTGTCCCAAACATCTGCCTCTCTCACACCATCTAACTCTAAAGCCCAGTGGTCAATGAACAATTTTCTCTTTTGTTCTTCGTTGTACTCGGACTTCGGGAATCGTTGGTCGTACTCTCTAGACCACTTCTGATATCTACGCTCATACAATCTAGTCCTCATCTCTTTGGGAAGTTGTCCTACCAAATCAGGATTGAGATGCCCTATAGAATCCTTGTAAGCCTCTGCCTTGTCAGGGTCGTCGAACGTAACTTGTGCAGCGCCTTTACCACGAAGACTACGCTGAGAGAAGGGCAAAACCTGTTTAGGTACTCTCAAGACATCCTCTGAATGGTCATCGAAATACTTGTCACCTTTCCCTACAAAGAACTCAGATTTAGGTAAGTAGTAGTCTTTGAGATGTTGATACAGCAATGGTGCTCTCGAGTTCTCTATGAACATATTGAGTAACGAGAACTCGTCAGGTAAAGTAGGGTCGTCACTCCCTTTCGCCCTATCTGCTAGTAATTCACGTACCGCGTCCGTGTTCTTCTCATCCGCCAGTGGATAACGACCTGCTCTTAGTGCTGCGGCGTAACCCTTTAGCAACTTGTTATATGGAGAGTTTGGACCGTTGCCGATACACGCTTGCATAGCGCCGAACTTACCACTAGGTGTGTTGTCAGGTATCCTGCTTCGGTGTTTGAAAGTACTAGTGGGGACACCACTACCTCGTCTGAAAGGGTCTATGTTACTCGGAGGACCTGTAGGCTCTGTTGGTTCTTTTAATGAATCAGTCGCCATTGGTGGAATCGTTTGTATCTTAGGAGGGCCGTACTTTACTTTGGGCTCTACAACTACTTCCTGTTCTTTGAGAATCTCTTCCATCTTCGATAGGGTATCATCCCAGTCGAAATCCAAATCGTGATTGACTAAGTTGTGACAAGCAAAATACAGTTCTGCTGCGTCGTCTTCATCTAAGGATAGTTGAAATCTAGCCTTTGCGTTTAGGAAGTAGTCTTGAGGGGATTCACGCACACAACCACCACCTCATCACATTCCTGGGAGGTCAGGTGGTCCTCCTGCGCCTGCGTCTCCGCCCATAGGCATGTCAGGCGCTGGCATGTCTCCACCGCCGCCACCAAGAGCCTTGACTTTCTTTCCTAACTCCATGAGCATGTCAGATATTCCTGCTGGGTCACTAGGTACTTCTCCGCCCATTCCACCGCCCATGTCAGGTGGTGGTGCATCTCCGCCACCCATCAGAGCAGCGAGCATTGCGGCATCGTCTCCGCCACCGCCACCGCCACCCATTGGTGGTTTGGGTCCACCAGGCATTGGTGGTGCTTTCTTGACTCCTCCGTGAACTCTATCGCACTGTGCCTTCTCCTTTGCTGAACACTCGAAGTATTTCTTACCAAAGTTCTTCATGCAATATTTGTCTTTCTGACCCATATTGCCCTTCTTGATACCTATTTTCTTACCCTTCTTATTTTTGAGAGCGTCTTTCATCGACTCAGTCTTGTTACCGTCACCATCAGCGTCAAAGAAATCAGGCTTAGCCTCTTTCATAATTCCGCCGGCTGTATTCTCGTGAGCAGCAAGAGATGAACCAGTTTGATGAGGATTAGCGTCTATCAGATTGACAGACTCGACGGAAGGATTGTCTCTTTGAACGGTCTCGATATCTTCTTCGGGCTGATATTGATTAGTCCAATAATGAGTCATCTGCGCCTCTTCGACACCTGTTATGTTCCTCAGTTGAGAATCATCTCTAAGAGAAGCAATCTTAGTTAACATCTCATCCATGTTATTTGCTTTCTCTATCAATTCATCTACGTCAGGAGCGTACTCCCCTACATCTACTTTCATTGGCTTCATTGGTCAACAGGCCTCCCTTCTGTCATGGCTGCCTCGTTAGCCATGGCGTGTATTTGGTCCCAATCCATTTCATGCCAATCAGCATTTGAGTCGGGCATATTAGCAACCATTACACCGTCTATGGCAATGGCAGCCTTCTCAATAACTTCGTTCCTGTCACCTCTGAGTGGGTCACCCCACACATCTTCACTAGCAGGTGTTCCGAACTTTACAAAGCCGGACTTTTGTAATAGGTAGTCGGGACTGGATACCATCTTGCGTAGTTCTAGATTCTGTTCTTTGAGAGAACCTATGTCACCATCCATGCGCTCCATCTTCGTGATGAGAGCATCTACTAGGTCAGTGACGTCGTTTGACATTAATCAACCCTCTGACCGAATCCTTGCTGTGGTTTCCAATTAGAAGAGATTCCATCAGGTCCGATATAACCGAGAGGTCTGTCTCCCTTGATGATGGCTCCTTGGTCTTTGAACTCCATGACTGGAGCACCGCCTGCGAATATATCATTTACTCCTACTGCTTTGTTGCCGTCTACCTCGGACTTGTATATAGCGGTAACATCTGATGCTAGATAATCACTGGTTTGTGCGATAGACCTAAGAAACTGCTGAGCAGCGACTAAATCATTACTTTCTAGGGCGGTTTTGAACTCAGAAATGCTCGTTTCGAGTTTCCGAACCATGGGGTCTAACTTGACTATCGTGTCCGACATCGTGTGGTGGGACACACTATCTCCACTTTAACATTCTCATCCAGGGAGGTTTGAGTCGTTCTTATTATTGAGTGGGTCTGATGCGGATTCTTGTGCATCTTGAACTGCATCTAAGGCTTGCTCAAGAGGTCCTTTCTTCTTACCTCTTTGATTCTTCTTACTCTTGGGAGCACCTGACATTTGAGTCTCAGAACTGACTGGGGCTGGCCCTTTATCTCGTAATCCTTGACTCTCACCCAACCCCGCTGCTTTTTCCATAGTCATTATCTCATTGCCTCTTGAGCGAACTCTCGGGGGTTGTCCCGAGACTGTCTGCGCTCTCATGGCTCTATCAGCACCTGGTATCATTGGTTGACCAGTAGATTGTGGTTGCTGTTGTTGACCTTGGGCCATACCTCTACGAGGTGGCATAGCAGGAGCACCACCTGGAGGCATTGCGCCTGGAGGCATTGCGCCTGGAGGAGGCATTGGTGGGGGAGGTGGGGCAGCCCCTGCTTGGGGTGCTTGTGGAGGAGCACCACCAGGTGGGGCCGCGCCCATTTGCTGTTGTGGCTCAGGCTGTTTGTAGTGGAAACGTATGTCGCGACCTGCGTCTTCGGTGAGTTGGGGTTGGAATCTAAGTTGCGCCATCCTTTGAGCAATGTTGACTTCCATCTCGTCTCGTCGTAGACGAGTAACATCATCCTCTTCCTCATTTGGATATAGCGTCATCTCCCAGTCAGTGACGCCCATCTCTTGGAACATTCTCGGGAATATGTCTCGACCATACAGTTTCTGTCCGAACTCCACAGCCCTGTTAGTGACAAGGATTTGCATGCCTTCGTTATTGAGGCCACCTCCCTTGCCACTATCCATCATGAATATATTCGATACACCATAGAAGGCTGCGATTCGCATACGCAATTCATCACGTACCGCACCGTACTGCATTTCATCTAGTGAATCCATGAATCTAACAAACTCTACCCGACCTCTACCAGTGGCTGACTCTATACCTACCTTAGGTATGTAATTAGGGTCGCGTTCCATCTTCTCCTCAGCGCCTTTCCAAAAGGAGGCTGTGGATTGGATATTGTCTGTGGTTATTGCCAACACACCTCGAGGGATTCTCCTCTTCTGATACGCTAGATACATGTAATTGTCCATAGCAGACAGAGTCATGGCTTGTCGCCACATAGTAGCCACAGGACTTCTACCATACAATTTGGATGGTTGGAACTTTGAGATATGGACTACTTCTCCCTCTATGTAGTATTGAGTCTTACCCGAACCAGCGGTGTTGATGAAATGTACGTCTTGTAATTCTAAATTGCAGATTTCACAGTTCTTATCTTCACCACCGAATGGGTGAGTCTTATCTCTATGCACGGGGCACACTAGATATCTTCCACCTCTGACTCCTCTCTTGTCAGCGACTATACGCATGAAAGTGGGGTCACCTCGTACCATCTCCTTAACTCTAAAGAATTGGATTTGGTTGTTGTCTGGATTGATGTAGTATTCTTTCAACATAACTATGAAGGCGTCGTCGACTATGTTTAGGTCGAACTCTATTTCCCTCATCACGTCAGTGAAAGACTGGTCCATCCCATTGCGTTGTTTGATAAACCAACGAGGGTACATGATTTGGTCTACTTGAGGAGTTCTGAGATTACTGCTACCACATAACTTGCACTCTTTGACTTCGTGTTGGTATTCTTCCTCACAGTCGACACATTTGAAATGGAACTTCTTCTTCCAGTAATGACCCCTTCTGAATATCTCTTGTGTTAATGTGTTGATAGTGGTTCGGAGTATAATGCTCTCTTGCACAGTTGCATACAATGCGGGTATACTGACACCTTGCACTAGAACTGGTTCTTGTATACCAGCCTTCCAAAGTGGCATTATTGGCTCAGGAGTGCTCTTTCTACGGAAAGGGCTGGTCAGTCTCTCGATAAATCGGGCTACAGGGCCATCATCTTCTGCCATCAAATCACCTCAGACCCTATCGCGTCGGGGTCCGCTGAATCCCATGAGAGGACCTCCTGTTCATCAACGTTCCACTCGTTGAGGAGTTCTTCTGCTTTGACATCTTTCCAATTTTCCCATTTCACTAATCTATACAATTCATCTCTTCTTTTACTTATCAAATCACCATCTTTTCCTCGGTGAGACAAGAGTTCCATCACGTGACGTGCTTGGTTTTTCTTGAGTCTGAGGTGAGGGTAAGTCCCTTTGAGTAATTGAGTAATGTCATCTTTGCTATAGAATTGCAATCTGTGTTGGCTTCTCTTGCTACTCTTGTGTACTTTGAGGTCGAGGGACAGCACACCAGCCCCTATCATCTCATAGAGATTCTCGCAATGAACCTTACCTCTATCTCCTGTTGCTACAAATCCTGCGCGTGGTTCTCCCTTCTTACTGATTGTGATATAACCATCAGCGTCTAGAAATCCTGCAGCGTAAGCCCAAGGGTCTTTGACCATTAATGGAGACTGAACGCTTTGTTTTTCCCATACTCCTGCGTGTTTGAATATATCATAGTCAGGCCCGTATGTCTTCAGTAAAGCACCAAGTTGTTGCACTGATGGGAGCCCAGCACTCCTGCCATCATTCTCTGTCATGTGTGTCAACATTGTCCTACTATCCATGGGTCCATGATAATCTAACAATTTACTTGCTGACAGAAGAGAGTCTTTTTCCGCCTTATTCAGTTTAGAGGAGCGATGTAGAGAGTGTCTCCACATCTGCCTTGCGTCTTTTTTCATCTTAGTAGCGTCTGCCCAAAGAGAGAGTTGTTCATCATTGAACTCTCCGTCTATCTGAGATAATTTAGTGAGCACATCATTAGCGTCTTGCCATTGATTACACGCTTGAACAAGCGAGATTTGTCTCTTCTCACCATGCTTGATTAAGGCCTTGAGGTCTTTGTCGTTTAGGTTCATGCCCTTGATAGCACTTAGATAGTCGTCGCTCCATGTTATACTAGATAGACCTCTTTGTACTTCGTTGCTTTTTGCCATTCGTATAGCCTGTATGGCGTAGTCTATATCATCCCTATACTGCTTATGGACTCTTCTTTTCAATCTTAAATCTTTAACAAGAGCAGATGCTGATTTACCGAAAGAGTCCTCGAACCAATTCACATCTGACGCTAGTTTCATATTCTCTTGAGTCATTTCTTCCATGAGTTTCTTCTTCTTTTCCTTCTCCTCAGGAGTTTCTTCCTCGGAAGCAGCAGATGAGCCAGGAGATAATTCACCACCTCCACCTGTAGGTGATTTAGGATTCTCTCCAAATGCTACTACCCCTACACTATTCTTCAGTACAGGGTGTTGCATGAGTTGCTTGATGACCCAAGCCTTGTCAGCATCCGCCTCGTCAGTGTCCGCGTCAAAATCATCACCGATGAGTGTGCTGCTCCAAGTCAATCTATCAACCCCGCCATCAATGAG